ATGTTATTACGGCCCCGAGAGTCTCGCTCAACTACACGTTCCTCTACTCCCGCCCGCGGGGAGCGCAAGCCTCGCGGACCTCCGGGAGACTGGGACGCACCCAGGTTCAGCAACCCGAATCAGGTACGTTCTCCCCCTATGGGGGGAGAACGTACCTGGGGCCATATCGCCGCTCTGACTCGTATTCAGTCGGTAGATACGAGTCACGGAGCCGACAGAACGGGCCGAAATCAGGGGACGGCGGGCCGGAACGACCCAGTATCGCTCCCCGTGGTCACAGCGGCGCGGGAAGGCCGGGCGCAACGACCGGAAGCGTCGTATCCGAGCGTCTAAGACTCCGTACCTCGGAGATTGCCCTCGGGGAAACCTTTATAGTCCCCGGATGCGTTGGAGTGAGTGTAGCAGGTGAAACACGATGGCAAACCCGAAACCCGACGACGCGCTTGAACAGTCTCCCGCCCTGAAGCGGCTTCTCACCAACCTGGCCCAGAACTACTACGAGGGCGAGGACGGTCCCGTCGAGGTCCGCTGGACGGACCGGACCGCTCACGCCTCCACGGACCCGGACGGGACTCCGGTAGTCCACGTCAACGTGGACGCTCCGTGGGACATCTACGAGGCGACCGGCGCTCACGCGCTCCGTCTCCTCGTGGACACCCTCAGCCACGAGGTTCAGCACCACAACGACTCCGAAATCGAGGGCAAGGGGGACTTCATGGAGCAGTTCAACGACGGCTACGCCAAACTCGCCGGGATGGTCATTAACGTCCTGGAGGACAACCACATCGACTACAACCGGCACCGGAAGTACCGCGGCCTCAAGAGCGTCCACGACTGGCAGATTCAGACGCAGATGAGCAACGACGAGCGCCGCCCGCCGATGGGAGAACTGGACCCGCGGGACCAGGCCGTCCAGGGCTTCATCCAGTTGGCGTTCAGCGGCTCCGTCAAGGGCCTCTCCGACGCGGACCCGGAGGTCCGAGAGGCGCTCCTGGACGTGGCCCCGAAGTGTGAGCAGGTCAAGCAGGCCCGCTCCCCGGAGGCGCGCAAGGAGATGGCCGCGGAGGTAGTCGAGCGGCTCACGGAGGTCATCCCGAAGCGGCCCGACCTCCCGGACTGGCTCAAGGACCTCATCCGGGACCTCATGGAGGACATGGAGCGGTCCCACTTCGACCCGGACGACGCGCCTGAGGACAGCGAGTTCGACCCGGAGGACGCGGAGCAGGAGGAAGCGGGCACGGGCGACGGCGGAGACGGAGAGGACGACGCAGGACAGCAGGACGACGACCCCACTTCCTCCGGCGGCTCCGGCGGCTCCGGGGACGAGACGGGCGAGGAAGGCGAGGACGGCTCCGGCGGCGGCGCGGGAGACGAGGACGGGGACGGCGAGGGAGGCCGGACCCAGCGCGAGGGAGACAACCGGACCGTCATAGAACTGACCGGCGGGCAGGAGGACGCCAGCAACATCCGGGTCACGAAGTAGACGGACCGCGCCCGACGCGCACCACGCCGACACGCCTTCTCCGACCACATCTCAAACGCCAAAACGACCCCTTCTCCGGCCTCCGCGAGTTCGAGCGGCGGCTCCGGCGCTCCCGCCCGGAACGCGCAACGACTGTCACTCCCCGCGAGCGGCCTCACAGACACGCTTCTCCCGCATCTTTCCCTCGGGGAAAGGTTTATAGTCCCGTCCTGCGTTGGAGTGAGTGTAGCAGGTGAACACAAGATGAAAGCAGTCAACAAGGAGACGGGCGAGGTCATAGCGGAGGACCTCACGGCCGTCGAAATCGAGAAGTTACAGGCCGCAGGCGCGGAGGTCGAAACCGAGGAGGCTCCGCAGGGAGCCGACACCTCCGCCTCCGGGGACGACACCCCGGACGGCGTGGCGGAGCCGGACGAGGACGGCGAGCAGGAAGCCGACCTCAGCAAGGTGGACCACCACGGCGAGGACGAACACACCCCGGAGGACTACGAGACGCGGGACGAGGACCTCTCCGAGGACGCCCGGAGCGACCTGGAGTGGGAGTTAGACGAGGACCAGGAGGTCGAGGTCACGGAACTGGACGGCTTCGAGGACCAGTACGAGATGGTCCAGCGGGAGCAGGACCAGGAGGACACCGACCTGGAGCAGGACCGGCGGACCCGGCAGGAGCGGATAGACTCCGGGCGCGTCCGGCCCAACGACGACAACTACGAGGAGGTCGGGAGTCAGACGGTCCGGGACCACCTCAACGAGACGGGGCAGGCGGACGAAATCGTGGAGGCGTTCCGGCAGTTCAAGACCGACGACCGCTGGGTCCCGGACGAGGACGGCGAGCGCCTCAACGAGGACGCCGTGGTAGACCTCGTGGCAGGCGACACCTCCGCCCAGGACCGGCTCTACGAGCGGAAGCAGAAGGCGGAGCCGGGGGACCGCGCCATCACGGTCACGATGGACATGAGCGGTTCCATGAAGGGGGTCGTCAAGGAGGCCAAGAGCGCCCTGGGCGCGCTGGCGATAGCCGCCCGCGAAATCGGGGACGACTTCACCGCGAACGCCTGGACCAGTACGGAGAAGCGCGGTAAGGAGAACCAGCGCATTATCCCCATCACGCTCCCGGACGAGGACTTCGAGTGGGAACACCTCGACGCGGTGTGGCCGAACTACCAGGACCCGATTACGCCGGGGATGAGGCACGCGAAGGGCCTATGCGATGAAGTCTCCGCGTCCGAGCGTCTCATGGTCGTTATCACGGACGGTCAACCACAGATGATGGCCGATGGGACCTACAACGCGGGGAAGGCCACCACGGAGGCCCAGGAGGAAGTGAGGAAGTACCGCGCAGACGGCTACGTCGTGATAGGGCTGGGCATCCAGCCGGGCGCGGACGAGCGCCTCATGGAGAAGATGTTCGGGGAGGGCGGTTACGTCCTCTCCGACTCCGACTCCATAGCCGAGTCCCTCATCCGCATCTACGAGAGCCAGATGAACGTCGGCGGCGGGCGGTAGGCCCGCGGCCACCAGACACCAGAGGACGATACACATGAACTACAGCACACCGATGGACCTAATCGAGGAACGCGAGGACGACTACCCGGAGGACGTTGCGTACAGGGCGCTCGCCCTGGCGGAGGCGTCCGAGGACTGGAAGCGCGGCGCTACGCCGAAGGCCGTAGCCGCGGCCTGCGTCTACGCCGCGTGGCTGGACCAGCGCCCGCGAGCGAAGGCGGGAGACGGGCGGCCCCGGCAGAAGGACGTGGCCGCGGAGTACGACACGAACGTCGTCACGCTCCGCCAGCGGCTCCGCAACCTCCCGGAGGGAGTGTGATGGCGTCGAAGCCTACCCGCGGGACGCTCGTGCTGGATGACCGCGGCCTCCACCTCCCCGGCTCCGTCGCCGGGCGGGAGGGCGGCTTCGTCATCCGCACCCCGGCGTCCACGCACGACGTGCGCTCCCTCTCCCCCGGCGTCAACGTGTGGCCGATGGTCAGCGCCCGCGAGTGGGAGGTCACGGAGGACGAGGCGGCGAACGAACACCTCCTACCGGACCGGGTGAGCCTGAAGGTCTACGGGGAGGACGCGACCCTGTGGGCCGTCTCCGACCAGACGGGAGGTGAGGACCCGTGACGCTCTACACGGACGAGGACCCGGCGGAGTCCTCCGCGATGTGTATCTCCACGGAGGACGGTGGGGAGTCCCTCTGCGGGCAGTACAACTGCCACAACGAGATTACGAAGGAACACGTCGAGTCCGTCTGGGCGCTGTTCCGGGACGACCGCATCCATACTGGGTGCGACTGCCGGGAGGAACTGATGGACCTCCTCGGTATCGAGGACGAGGATGAACTGGACACGCGGCTCCGGCGGCGGCGCGCCCGGCGCGTCCTTCGGGAGCGGCAGGAGGCCCACCGATGACCCTGTTCATCAACCGCTGGTCCACGCCCGTCCACGTCTTCGACCTCCCGGCGTCGGAGGCCGTAGACCTCTCCGGCGCGGACGAGCGGTACGAGGCGAGCGGGGAGTCGAACCAGCCGTCCCTCTGCGGGATGGACCTGGACGCGGCGAACAGCCAGGGGCAGATGTACCGGGACAAGCCGCACGTCCTCCGTGTGAGCCGGATGGCGCGGTGGGAGGACCTCCACGCCTTCGTCCTGGAGGACGAGTTGTGCGAGGAGTGCCGGGGCCGCATCCCGGACGTGTGGCCTCCGGCTCGTGACCTCCAGCACCCGGACGAGGACCGCTTCCTGGAGCGCGGGGAGGACCCGGACGAGCCGAGCGGGGAGACGCTCGGGGAGTTGTTCGGATGAGCCGCTACTACGTCACCCGCGAGACGGCTCCCGTCCACGTCTGGGACCAGGACGACGTGGAGTTTATCGAGCCGCCGCCGGACGAGGGCGTGGACCCGTTCTACGACCCCATCGCGGAGCCGCTGTGCGAGGCGGACTCCGGCTGGGCGGGTCACGAGACGGAGCCGATGGAGGACCACGCGGAGAACCTGAAGGCGTTCGTCCGCGGGCGGCCCGACCTGACCTGTCCCGGCTGTGTCCTCGCCCTGGAGCGTCGTCACGCGCTCCCGGAGTCGTACCGGACGGACGCCCTGGAGGAACGCATCTCGGAGTGGCAGGCGGCGCAGGCGAGGGCTACGACCAGCCGGTCCGTCCCGCCCGGCTCCGTAGAGGCGGACGTGGTAGAGCAGGCCCGCGAGATGATTGAGGACCTCCGGGAGGCCGGGAGGCCGCTGGAGGACCTCACCCTGACCGTCTCCCCGGACGTGATGGACGACCTCCGCGCCCACACGTTCGAGGTGGCCGTGGACGAGCCGACCTCCGTTCACGGCGTCCCGGTCCTGGAGGCGGACGACGCGGAGGCCGGGACGATGGAGCCGATGACGTTCGAGACGGTGAGTATCGACCTGGAGGTAGACACGGACGAGATGAACGAGCGGGTCCGTGAGCGCCTCCGGGAGGACGCCGAGGAGATGGAGCGGCAGATGAAGGGCCGCTCCCCGCTGGACACCGGGAGTCTCCGGGAGTCCATCCGGGCGGGCGCGCCGCCCACGCACCCGTCCTCCCGCTCCTCGTACACGCCGCTCGGGGCTACGGACGGCGTAGACCTCTCCCTCCCGGACTCCGTGACGGAGATGCTGGACATGGACCCGGAGGAACTGGCGGAGCGCGCCCGCGCCGAGAGCAACTACGAGGGTGGCCGCATCCCGCCGAAGTACGTCCCGCCCGAGATGGACCCGGCTCCGGTGGCCGGGAAGTACCCAGGCGTGTCCGGCGTCACGAAGGACGCAGACACCTGGTGCCTGGACTGCGCGGTGTCGAAGGCGTGGATAGACTTCCAGCCGTCCCCGACGCAGGGAGACGTGAGCCTCATCCTCCGGGACGAGGAGTGGGACTACATCCCGCGGTGCGCGGAGTGTGAGCGCCCGCTGGACGTTCCGAGTCTGGAGTCCGGGTGGAACGCCACCGGGACGTTCACCGGGACGTGCGTGTCTACGGAGCCGGTCGTACTGGACGACGGGCACGAGACGGTAGAGGTCCACGAGACGGAGCCGCTCGGGGAGGACCCGCCGCGCCTCGGCAAGGAGTACGAGGTCCCCATCCGGTCCTGTACGCCCGCCGGGGAGGGCGAGGGTTCTTAGGCATCCCCGTCCTACCGTCGTATGGCGACCCAGGACGAGTGGTTCACCTGCTACAGTGTCCTTCTCAAACCTGGGTCGTCTCCTACCTCTCACCACAGCCCCGGAGCGGCGCGTCCGGTGCGCGCCCTGCGGACCAGTCGTAGCAGTCTGGTGACGACCGCTCACAACGCGACTTTTCGGTCAAACGACGCCTCGACCGGGCCGAGAGCGGCCCGGAAGTCGTCAGTTCGTAACGAAGCAACGACTGAGAACCACGGCGACATCCCTTCAGACATCCGTTCAGCCGGATATTTTCTTGGGGGAAACCTTTATTAGGTGGTCCTGCGTTGGAGTGAGTGTAGCAGGTTAGAACCACAATGGAAACCAAAGACGCACTCCAGGCGATTCAGAACAGCGCGGACAAGAAGACGAAGCAGGAACTCGCGGACGAACTGGGAGAACACCCCAACACGGTCGGCCACCACCTCCACAAACTCCAGGAAGCGGGTAAGGTCCAGCGCGAGCGCGACGGGCGCTCCTACGTCTACTTCACGGCGGAGCAGGCCGAGGCGGAGCAGGCGGCGGAGGACGCGGAGCAGTTCAACCAGGCCGTCTCCGAGGACGTTCACGTCCCCGAGATGAAGAACGACCTCCCGGACTCCGTTCCGCCCGTCGAGCGGGACTACGACTTCAGCACGATGGTCCCGAAGCAGGACGAGACGCATGAGTACATCCCCAGCAACGGGGAGTGGGAGGAAATCAACGCTAAGGTAGACGCCCGCCACGCGACGGGCCAGGAACCGGCGTTCCTCCTGGGCGGTCCTACCGGGTGCGGCAAGACGACGCTGGCGGAGTGGATGGCCGCAGAGCGCGGGTGGCCCGTCATCACGCTCCAGATGACCTACGACATGAGCCCAGCGAGCCTCCTCGGGAAGGCCACGGTCCGGTCCGCCGGGGACGGCGGGACTGAGACGGTCTGGAACGACGGCCCGCTCACGAAGGCACTCCTGGCCTCCCGCGAAGGCCCCGCGGTCCTCATAGTTGACGAGGCGAACCGCGCACGGCCCGAGGTCCACTCTACGCTCATGTCCGCGCTGGACAGCCGGTGCGAGGTTACGCTGGACCAGCGCGGCGGGGAGAAGGTCCGCGGCGTCCGGCAGAACCTCATAGTCGTCTCCACCATCAACCCGAAGGGGAGCGGCGACTACCACGGCGTCCAGGACATAGACTTCGCAGTCAAGCGCCGCCTCAGCAACGCCGGTCGGTACAACGTGGACTACCTCGGCGTCAACTTCCCGCAGAGGGAGGCAGACGTTCTCACCGAGCGGACGCCCGCCGGTCCCCGCCTCTCCGACCTCATAGTCGAGACGGCGAACCAGGTCCGGGCGCAGGCGGACGACGCGACCAGCGAGGTCCGCTCCGGCATCCCGACCTCCAGCCTCATCTCCGTGGCCCAGAGCGCCTACGCCCTGGACCAGGCCGGGTTGGACAACGCCGTCCTCCAGGCCTTCGAGACGGACGTGGTGGAGGCGCTCTACGACCAGCGGCAGAACGAGCGGTCCACGGTCCAGCAGATAGTCAAGGACAACCTGGACGGGTGCCCGTTCCAGGAGGACGACGTGGCCGCGTGGTCCGGTGAGGTCGAGTACGTCTCCTGCCAGAGTTGCTCCTACCGCGCTACCAGCACGGAGGCCGAGGACGCAGGCGTCTTAGACTTCATGGAGTGCCCGGACTGCGACGGACACGTCACCTACGAGTAGAGCGGCGACCAACGGCGGCCTTCACTCCCCGGAGGTCCCGGCCCAAAACGGAGTCATGACCTGAGGGCCAGCGCGGGTTCGAGTCCCGCGGGGGAGACTCCCCGGCACGGACGCCGGGACCAGAGAGGTAGACCAACGATGAAGCCAACCGACGAACAGGCGTTCGACGTACCGACCGACGACCGTAGAGCCATCCGGTCCGCGCTGGACCACGCCCGCGGCTTCCTACTGGTGGGCGGCCTCCGGGACGAGGAGGCCCAGGCGGAGCGCGTCCTGGAGACGCTGAACGAGACGCCGGAGACGGAGCCGGTGACGCTCCGGGAGGTAGACGCCGCCCGGACCGTGGCGAGCCTCGTGGCGTACCGTGAGCATCTCCTGGACGAGGGAGAGGTCCCCGCCGCGGCGGAGGCGGAGGAAGCCATCCGCACGCTGGCGGAGCAGAACGCGGCGCTGGCCGCGATGACTGAGGACCCGCGATGAAGCGTCCCGTCTACGAGTGCGACAACTGCGGGGAGCGGCACGGCCACCGGACCGAGATGGCCGAGGTCCCGCTCCGGCACTCCTCGGACATCTGGACCGCGCCGCGGCTGGAGACGCTCCACGTCTGCCTGGACTGTGACTTCGGGGAGGCTACCGGCGCGTGGTCCTCCGTCAACGACGTGACGGACGTGTACGAGGCGTTCCTCGTGGACTCCGGGGAGGTCGTCGGGCTGATGGGGCAGGACGGCCAGCCGGTCCTACGGAAGGACCTCAGCGTGGAGACGCACGGGAACGTCGCCATCATCCGGGACGCGATGGACGCCGTGGAGGGTCTACTGTGAGCCTGGACCACGCGCTCCGGGCGAACATCACCGTTCACGAGGTGGCCTACCGCTACGAAGGCGGCGAGGTCCGCTACCGCGTGGACGAGGACGCCGACCAGGAGTACCGCGCCGTGTACGGCGGAGCGTACCGGGAGCCGGACGGGGAGCGCGTCGGGAGCGAGGTGGACGGAGTGCGTCTCACCCCGACGTGGACCCAGCGGCTCCGGGAGCGCCTCACGTCCTACGAGTACGAGCCGCTCCCCGAGTGGCGGCACGTCCAGCGGGTGACGGAGGAACTGGAGGCGGCCATCGACACGGTACGGGAGGCCGAGAGTCGGCACGAGGACTGTGAGGTGGTCCGCCGCACGTAGGGACGCCTACCCCACGTCGTATCCTAACCTGCTGTTACGAGAGTGCTGTCCTGTTCTACGAGAAGCCACACCCCTACCGCAGGGTAAACATCTAAGTCGGGCGACGGAGAAGTGTCTTGAGACCGAGGAGCCTCGGGGGAGGGGAGTCCCCCAGAAGCGCGTGACGCGCATCCGGTCGTAGGACTCCCTCCCTCTTGAGCGTCCCGGTCCCACCACCGATGGACGACCACACAACCGAGTCCGACCGGCGCGGCGTAGAGCGCGACCGGCTGGACGCCAAGATTGAGGAACTGAAGCGGCAGAGACAGCACATCGAGGACCGCATCGACCAACTGCGGTACAGGAAGGGGAGCCTCGGAGCAGGCTCCGGGGAGCCAACGGGTGAGGACACCCGGAGCGTCCTACTCGGCCACCTGGACCGGCTCACAGACGCAGACGAGGACTCCGAGGGCGTGGACGAGCCGGACCTCCTGGACGCGGCGGAGGCCGAGGGCGTCCCGCGGGAGACGGCCCGGAAGGAACTGGAGGACCTGAAGCGCCGCGGAGAGGTCTACGTCGTCCAGGGCGAGGTGCGGGCGACGTGACGGACGTAGACCCGCTGGAGGTAGCCGCGCTCAGGCGGCTTCTCCACAGAGGCGCGGAGTGGGCCGCAGACGCAGAGGTAGACCCGCAGGACCTCTCCCCCGTCGAGAAGGCGGACCTCATCCTGACGAGGCTGGAGCAGGTGGACCGACGCCTGGACGAGGTAGCGGAACGGGCGCACCTGATGGGCCTCCTGAGCGGGGACGGCCCGACGAAGCGCGCCCGGAAGATGATGGTCGTGGACCACCTCCGGGAGAAGGCCGCGAAGAAGCGGTCCGGCAAGACGCTGGTACGGTCCGATACCGTCGCCACGCTCACGGACGTATCGGGACGGCAGGCCCGGAACTACATGGACGAGATAGCGGAGCAGGTCCCCGGATGCTCCGTGAAGCAGGGTGAGGACGTAGGGGACGGGAAGCAGTTACGGATGGACCTGGAGACGTTCCGGGACGCCGCTCCCACCGCGGAAGCCCTTCCTCCGCGGTAGCCGCTGACTCCCCCGCCCAGACAACCTTTTTCTACCCCGACGTTCTCAGGTTCACCTACAATCCACGCTGGGGCGGTTCGTAAGCAAACTACGTGGAGAGGTACGACCCGACCCTATTTCCCCTGAAGGCGTCTTCTGACGCCGGAAATCGGGAGGTGCTGGCGGCTGGTCCCGCGGAGGAAGCCCTTCCGCGTCCCCCGCCCTCGGGACAGTTAAGTTATCTTCGGACTAATTCCCGGATATGGGACAGACTCAGACCCAGAGACGACGGGCCTCAGCCGGGACCTTCGCGGAGAAGGCCGCGGACCTCTCGCCCGTCCGTAGCGCAGAGACAGACCTGGAGCGGTTCCCTCCCCGCGTGGCCGTGGAGGTCAACGCCTCGTCCATCCCGCCGGGCCTCCGGGACCTCCTGGACGCCTACGATGCGGACGTGAGAGACGTGACGTGGGACGGTGCGGGCCTCCGGCTGGAGGTAGCCGTCCCGGACCCGTGGAAGGACGGCGGCGTCCGCACGGTCCGCAAGCAGGGCGGGAGCCTCCTGTTCAACATCCCGCCTGAGGCGCTGGACGCCTCCGGGATAGGCGAGGAGAAGGTAGCCGTCCACGCCCGCGAAGGCGAACTCCACGTCAAGCGGCAGGAGGGGGAGGGCCGTGCCGAACCGTGACCTCCGGGTCAACTGTGAGCGGTGCGGGCGCTTCACCGAGTACGAGGTAGAGAAGCGCCGGGCGGACGGGAGCGCGCTCGTCCGGTGCGCGGAGTGCGGGAAGCGCCACGGTGAGGACAGCATCTACCACGTAGACCTGGAGCGGGCGTACCGGCGGGACGAGAGCGGCGCGCTCGTGGAGGACCTCCCCTGATGGCTCCGTTCGAGATATGCCCGACCTGCGGGGCCGGGGAGTCGTTCCTCGTCCCTGTCTGGGAGGACCTGGAGGACGCGGAGGCCGGGGAGCGCCCGGACTATATCGGCTGTACCGAGTGCCACACGATGAAGCCCACGGAGGAAGTATGACGGTCCTCGCGGTCGGGGACGAGAAGGCGTGGACCTACCGGAGGAAGCGGTGTAAGGTCGTCAAGAACGACGTGGGGCACTGGTGCGGGTACACGCAGACGCCGCTCCGGGGCTTCACAGATATGGACCTGTACGACCACGGCGGGCACGAGGGCCTGCGTCTCCTGGAGGTCCACGGCGGCCTCACCTACGGGCCGGACGCGGACGGCTGGGTCGGCTTCGACTGCGGGCACGCTCGGGACCTCTGCCTGGACGAGCGCGGGGAGCCGTGGGGGACGATGTACGAGGAACACGGGCGGGAGCCGATGGAACTACGCCGCCGGGGGAGCGTCGAGGCCTGTGAGGACGCGGACGACTGCTTCGTCTGGAGGCTCGCGGACGTGAAGGCGGAGACGGAGCGCCTCGCGGACCAACTCATCCTCCTGGAGGACTTCGTAGAGGCGCTGGAGTCGTAACCGCGGCTCCCCAACACTCATTTCCTGGTACGGCGTACCGAGCAGACGTGATACGATGAGTGAAGCGACACCAGAGGCGGCGGATGGGGACTTCAGCACCGAGGTCGAACTGATGGACCGGGAGGACCTCATCCCCTACTCGAACAACCCGAAGGAACACCCCGAGTCGCAGGTGAAGCGCATCGCCTCCAGCATCAAGAACTACGGCTGGGACCAGCCTATCGTCGTAGACGGCGAGATGGAGGTCATCAAGGGCCACGGACGGCTGATGGCCGCGGAGCGCCTGGGCCTGGAGAAGGTCCCCGTCATCGTCCGGGAGGACCTGACGGAGGCGGAGGCCCGCGCCGCCCGCATCGCGGACAACAAGGCGGCAGAGGCTCCGTGGGACGAGGAGATGCTCCAGACGGAGGTAGAAATCGTCTCTGAGGACTACTCCGCGGAGGACCTGGGCTTCGAGGAGGACGACTTCGACGCGCTCCTGGAGGAAATCGAGGCGGACGGCGAGGTGGAGACGGACATCGAGTACACGGACAAAATCGAGTCCCCCGTCTACGAGCCGACCGGGGACCGCCCGCCCATCGAGGACCTCACGAGCGAGGAGAAGGCCCTGCGGCTCCGGGAGAAGGTGGAGGACGCGGACCTGCCCGAGGAGGTGGAGGACTTCCTGAAGATGGCCGCCATGCGCCACGTCGTCTTCGACTACGAGAACATCGCGGAGTGGTACGCCCACGCCGACCCGGAGGTCCAAGACCTGATGGAGGACCTCACGCTGGTCATCGTGGACTACGACCAGGCGGTCGAACAGGGCTTCGTCCAGTTCGCCAAGGACACGCTGGAGAACGGGGTGGGCAACGATGGCGCGTGACGACTTCTGTATCCTCATCCTCTCCTACGACCGCGCCGGACGCATCCCCACGCTGACGACCATCGAGAACAGTACGTACGACGGGGACTGGTACATCGTCATCGACCACCCGGACGACATCGAGCCGTACGAGGAGGAATACGGGGAGGACCGCGTGGTCTACTTCGACAAGGACGATGTGGTCCCGCGAGTGGACCGGGGAGACAACTTCGACCGGCGGAACAGCATCCTGTACGCCCGCTTCAACTCGTTCAAAATCGCCCGAGACCTGGGCTACGACTACTTCATGCAACTGGACGACGACTACTCGTTCTTCCAGTGGCGGTTCAACGACCGCTTCGAGTACGACCCCCAGAACCCCGGCTCGTTCGACCTGAACCTCTACATCGACAACGCCATCGAGTACCTGGAGGACGCGGACCTGGACACCGTGTGTATGGCCCAGGGCGGAGACTTCATCGGCGGCGGGGAGTCACAGTTCGCCCAGAAGGTCGGGACGAAGCGGAAGGCGATGAACACGTTCATCTGTAAGAGCGACAAGCAGTTCGACTTCCGCGGCTCCATCAACGAGGATGTGAACACCTACGTCCGGGCCCAGCAACTCGGCAAACTGTTCCTCACCGTCAACTTCGCCTCCGTCGAGCAGGAGTCCACCCAGCAGAGCGAGGGCGGCCTCACGGACCTCTACAAGGCGAACGGGACGTACATCAAGTCGTTCTACACCCTGCTCTACAACCCGTCCTGCGCCTCCCTCGGGAAACTGAAGGGCCGGAGCGCGGAGCGCATCCACCACCGCATCTCCTGGCGCAACGCCGTCCCGAAGGTCGTGCCCGAGAGCGCCCGTAACGACTGAGAACCGTATATAATAACATCCCATTACGAGGGCGTTCGAGGACCCCAATCTCGAACCGACCCCTCCCGCGTCCCCCGGTCGTTCGTAATAACATCCCATTACGACGCCGCCGTCCCGCGGTTTCACCTCCACCCCGCGGCCCCATCACAACTAAGGCTCCAGCCGGGTTAGAACAGGTTAGGATGACCGATTACAGCGAGGTAGCCATCCCGGACAAGCCGCCCACGGAGTACGAGTGGCCGGAGCGCCGGGCGGAGATACTCAAGTTCATCGAGAATAAGGGCCACCCCTGGGGCTTCAACAAGAGCCAGTTGGCCCGGCGCTACGGCGTCTCAGACGTACAAATCCACAAGGACTTCGACCGGCTCCGGGAGTGGTACCAGGACCGCGTGGGGGAGGACGCGCTGGAGGCGTCCGACCTGGCGTACCGTCGTATCATCCAGGAGCAGATGAGCAACGGGGAGTACGAGAAGGCGCGGCGGGCGCTGGACTCGTGGAACGAGTGGCTGGAGGACCGCGGGAAGCAGGAGAAGGCCCCGGAGCGCATCGACATGAACCTGGACGCGAGCATCGAGAAGCGGGAGCAGAAGGCGCTCATCGGCGTGGACCTCGGCTCGTTCGAGGGCGTGGACCAGTCCCAGATGGTCGGTCTGGACCTGGAGGACCTGGAGGACGAGGAGCCGCTGGAGGACGGCGTGGAGGTCCCGCTCCAGAACGGGGACGGAGGGGACGATGACTGAGACGCGCCGCCCGCTCCGCTTCCGGTTCGTGCTGTGGGTCCACCGCACGCTCGTCCGCCTCGGCCTGCTGAAGGGGAGGAAGTGGGAGCGCGCCCGGAGGGAGGACGATGCCTGACCTGCTCCCGCCCGAGGTGCGGGAGGACCTCTGCCGCGAGGGCCTCTGTATCGACCACGGCTCCGGGACGGTCGGCTGTCCGGTGAAGGACGTGGAGCGCGCCATCCAGGACCGCCTCTCCACGCCGTGCGTCGAGGAGGCCGCCCACAGAGGCGTGTCACAGCGGGGGAGTAAGGCGTGGGAGGTCTACCGCGGGAACGGGGAGCGCGTCCACACGAGTAGCGCCTGCGCCCTGAACGGCGAGCCGCTGTCGAAGCCGCAGGAGGGCATCCTGGCGTTCCTCCACGACTCGGACGCGGGCAACCGCCTCTACCTCATCACGGAGGGCCTGGGGATGCCGCCGGAGGCTATCCCGGACGAGTACCGGACGGACGTAGGGCCGGAGGACCTCTGCGGCTCCTGCGCCGGGGACCTGAAGGACGCGCTCCCGGAGGACGTGAACCGATGACCGAGGAACACCCACCGCGGGACCCGGACAAACCGCTCCGCTTCCGCCTCGTTCGTACCGAGGACGAGTCCGGCGTCTCCGGTACGGGCGTCGTAGCCTACGGCGTCCTCTGGACGGATGGAGCGGTTGACCTCCAGTGGTGCAACCACCGCAACGACCGCGTTCAGACGGACCGGAACGGCTTCGCCTCCTACCACTCCGAGCGCGGCCTGGAGGACTGCCTGGAGGTCCACGGACACGAGGGCCGGACGACTATCGAGTGGATAGACACCGCTCCCGGCCTGGAGGACCTCTGATGCCGCGGTGCCGGTGCGGACACGAGTGTCTGGACGGCGCGCACCTCCTGGACCATATCCGGGACGCGCACCCGACGTGGCCCGGCGCGGACGAGCCGCGGTACGACCCGCTCGGGAGAGGGCCGTGGGTGTGAGCGCGGACTTCACCCCTGTCTCGGTCCACGAGGCGCTGGACGTAGGCGGCTGGCTGGAGGACGCCCGCGGGCCGGGGTGCTACGCTCTACGGCTCCGCGTCCCGGACTCCGCGGAGGACGCCCACCGGACGTGGCTCCAGCACTTCGAGGCTACGCCAGGAGACGACGCGCTCACCCGGATGGCGCAGGCGGACCGGGTAGCCTACGTCGGTGCGTCGAAGCGCGTGTACGACCGCCTGATGGACCACGCAGAGGGCGAGAAGCGGAAGGCCGCGGTCCTCCGCGCCTTCCCCGCCGTGGAGGTGGTCCGCGTGTGGCCGATGGACACGCCGTTCGAGCGGGAGTGGGGAGCGGCGCGGGACCTCGCGGGAGACGGCTGGACCGTCTGGGTCAACGGCGACCTCGTGGAGTAGCGCCGCCGTCCCCCGATAATAACATCCCATTACGCTCCGGGGCCGTCGTAATAACTTTCTATTATCCGCCGAATACGAGGAGTATGGGGTCAGATACGACCATCCCGGTGAGTACCGAGACGAAAGACCGCCTCCAGACCGAGAAGCGGGACGGGGAGACGTGGGACGCCACGCTCCGCCGCCTCGCGGACGGGGAGCCGGAACGAGAGGACGTAGCGGACGCGCTCCGCCGCCTGGAGGAACAGGTCAACCGGGTCCCGGAGCGCACGGCGGACCACCTCGTCTCGGACCTCCGGTGAGCCGCGCCTGGGGAACACTCTTGCCCGAGGACTTCGTTCCTGGTCGTATGGACCTCTCACACGACGACGCCATCGACACGGCCTGCCGCGGCTGTGGCGGGTCCGCCGAGGGCTGGGCCTTCGCCGGAGACGGACGGCGGGTGTACGTCTGCGCGGACTGCGCGCAATCGCTCCACCGCTACACGCCGGAGGGCAACGTCGGGGTAGCGCCGCACCCCCGCGCCCAGTTCTGCCGCGTGTGCGACCGGCTCACGCTGAACGACCACCTGAACCACCAACTCCGCTGTCCCGACTGCGAGGGCGCGGCGGGGGACCGCGCCGAGGCGGAGTCTCCCGCGGGTGCGGCTCCTGAGGACACTCCCCCGGAGGTGGCCGTGGCGCAGGCGGACGCGGAGGGCGCGATAGACTGGGACGAGGACGAGGACGGGTAGGACATGAGCGTCCCCGACATCCCGGACCCGGAGGACGTTGCTGACGACTCGGATACGACAATCTGGGGCTTCAAGCCGCTGGAGTGGCAGGAGGGCTTCATCCACTCCCAGGCCGAGGAGGTCCTCGGGTCCGGCGCGTTCGGCGCGGGCAAGACCAGGGCGCTCGGGGAGAAGATGTACCTGAGCCTGACGCTCTACCCTGGCAACCGCGGCCTCCTGGCCCGTAAGACCTTCTCGTCCATCACGAACACGACCCTCAAGACGTTCCTCTCCGAGGTCGTCCCCGAGAGCCACATCGTCGGTCACAACCAGGGCCGCCACCTGCTCCGGGTCCAGTCCCCGTTCTACCCGACCGTCTACTGCCGCTCGTGTGACTGGTACTCGACGCGGATGTTCGGGGTCAAGGAGCGGGAGAAGTTACGGCGGGAGTCCTCCTGGGGCTGTCCCTCCTGCGGGAGCAAGAGCGCCGTCGAGTTCACCCCGCCGTCCGAACTCTACTACGAGGGCCTGAACACCGGCTCCCGTCCGGGGGAGATGCCGGAGAAGGTGGCCGGGATGAACCTCGGCTTCGTGGGCGTGGACGAGGGCATCGAGATAACGGAGAAGGACTGGGAGATGCTCCAGGGCCGTCTCCGGCTCTCAGACCTTCGTAACCCGTTCGTCCCGAAACTCCCGGTCCGGCAAATCTACTCCGCGACGAACCCGGCGGGGCCGAACCACTGGATGTATAAACGGTTCTACGAGCAGGGCGTCGGGGAGGTCTATGAGGGGACGGCGGCGGAGAACATCCACAACCCCGACGACTACATGGACCGGCTCCGCTCACAGTTCACCGGGACAGACGCGGACCGCTACATCGGGGGCGAGTGGCGCGGCTACCAGGGCCTCATCTACGACGACTTCAGCCCGAACCTCCACGTCATCGACCCGCTGGACGCGCCGGAGGTCCTCCCCGGCGACTGGACGCTCCCGGAGTCCGCCCGCCAGGACCTCCAGGAGATGCAGGACGAGCGCGGCACGCAGGTCGGGGACCCGTCCCGGCGCGGGGAGTACGTCCCGGCCCGCATCTACCCACCGGAGGACACGCCAGTCCTGATGAGCGTGGACTGGGGCTACCGCCCGGACCCGCTCGTCATCCAGTGGTGGGCGGACACGAGTACCCACGGCTACGTGCTGTATCGGGAGTGGATGAAGACGCGGACGCTCCCGGACGACGCCGTGACGGAGGCCGTGGACCTGATGGCGGAGGCGGAACTGAACAACCTCCGGGCGGTCTACGCCGACCACGACTCGGGAGACAGAGCGGACTGGCTGGAGGGAGCGCGGGAGGCGGTCCGCGGGGCCTACGGCGCGGGAGAGGACGCGCCTGACTGGCGACGGCTCAGGACGACGAAGGCGAAGAAGGACGTGGGGCCGGGCATCAAGACCATCACCCGCCTACTCCGCCCGGACGAACACGACCGAGCGGGCCTCTACTTCATCCGGGGAGCGCGGGCGCACCAGATAGACTCCCACCTCGCCAACGACGACAAGCCGGGGAGTACGCTGGCGGAGATGCGGGGCTACGCCTGGAAGGACGACGCCTCGGACGAACCGCAGACGCACGAGAATCACGGGATGGACGCGATGCGGTACATGGGGCACTCGGACCGGCGTGGCGGGAGCCGGGACACCGGCCCCGCGGTCATCAAGTCGTAGGGGACCTCTCAGCCTCGTAGAAACACCTTTGAGGACGGGGCAGGATGTTCGTAGTAAGAAATGTCTCGCCTGGACCGCCTCCGCTCGTGGGTCCGGCCCGGTGACTCCGACTCTGAGACAGGCTACGCCGAGGGCCACTCGCCGGAGGACGCCGGAGCCGGGGACGACGGGACCGTACAGAAGCAACGAGCGCGCTCCGAGGTACAGAAGGAACCCCAGCGCCGCAACAACCTCCCGCCGGAACTGGCCCGGAGCGTCCGGGACCGCGGCGCGGCCATCAAACCCTACGACGCGGACTGGCTCCAGACGCTCGCGGAGAACTGGGTGGCCCAGGCGTACATCGACACGATGGCCCAGGACCTCGCTACCGCGCCCTGGCACCTGAAGCCGCGGGACGAGGCGAAGGAGGTCCCCGAGGAGACGATAGCGGAGGCGGAGCGGCAACTCCAGATGCTCCACCCGGAGAAGTCGTTTCGTGACCTCCGGGAGATGGCGGCCCGGAACACGCTGAAACTCGGAGACGGCGCGTGGGTGAAGCACTACGACGAGAGCGGGAACCTCGCGGAGGCCATCCCGGTAGACTCCTCGCGGATGTACAAGCGGGTCAACGAACACGGCCTCACGGAGGGCTACGTAGAGGTGTCCTGGAACCGGAACATGGTCCAGACCGAGTGGGACCTCTCCGAGGTCGTCTGGTTCGAGTGGGCCAGCCGGGAGGGGCACGTCTACGGGCAGGGTCCGGTCGAGAAGGGCGCGGACGTTATCGAGGTGCTGGAGGAACTGGGGGACAAGGAACTGAAGGACCTCAAGGAGGGGATGCCGCCGGGCATCGTCTCCGTCAAGGAGGACGAGGACACGCCGATGGCGGTGGACTCCTACGAGAAGGTCAAGTCCAACTGGAAACTGAAGGAAGGGGAGCGCCACCGCGCCATCGTCTCGATGGGGGACTGGCAGTTCACCCCGCTGGACCCAGGCTACCAGGAACTTCAGTTCATGGAGCGGAATAAACTCTGGATTCAGTCGCTTGGGGCCATCTTCAAGGTGAACGCGCCCTACGCAGGCTTCGACTTCCAGGAGGGGAACAAGGCCCAGAACCAGGCGCAGACGGAGGCGTACAAGCAGAGGGGCTTCATGGTCCTCGTGAGGCAGATGGAGGAAGCCATCAACCGGCAACTCATCTGGGAGGACATCTCGGAGGACCTCGAATTCGAGTTCGAGACGGTCACGAGTACGGAGGAACAGAAGGCCGAGGCGGAGTACCAGGACACGCTGGCGACGGCGGCGGAACACTGGGACAACCTGGGCCGGGAGGTCACGCTTCGTGATGGTCGTATCGAGGTAGAGGACGGACCCGTCCAGGCCCCGGATGAGCCGGAGGGCGGCGGTGGGCCGTTCGGCTTCTCCGCCGAGGAGCAGGCACAGCAGGCGTTCGGCGGCGGCGAGGACCGCCCGGAGGACCTCAGCCTGGAGAAGGCCGTGGCGGTGGAGGCGCGGATGGAACAGCCGGGCGTCCCGGACGACCCGGAGGCGATGGACGAGTGGCACTCGTTCCTGGAGTCCATCGTCCACCTCGGCGGCCTCGTAGAGTCCCAGGAGACGGGCCGCGTGTGGCCGATGGAGGGCGGCGGGGACCTCCTGCCTCCGGCGGACGGCCTACTCATCCACGGAGTCAACGCGACCATCGTAGAGGGCCTCCTGTCCGACTACGACCGCCTCGGCTACCGCGTGACGGACCGAGAGCGGGACCGGACCCGTAGCGGGGAGCCGAGCGGGAAGCAGAAGGACGAGCCGACAGAGCCGCTCACGAAGGACCAGGTACAGAAGTTAGACGAGGCGCTCCTGGAGGCGCACCGGAGCCAGGTCCAGCCGGAGTCCATCACGGACATCGACAAGCGCGTCTGGACCGACGACGACGCCGTACCGGAGTACGTCCAGGAGCGCATCACGCGGGCGATAGACGACCTCGGCGCGGTATTCGAGGACATCGAGAGCGTCCCGTCCCGGACCGTGGACCGGCTGAAGGACCTCCTACGGGAGAACATGACCCAGCCGCAGGGCTGGAGCCTGGACTCTATCGTCTCCGACATGAAGGACGTGTGGCCGGGCGTCCCCGAGGAGAAACTGGAGGTAGTCGCCAGGACGGAGACGGCCTCGGTCCTGAACACGGCGCGGGAGGACGCCTACGAGGACCTCCCCGGCGGCGGGGATGAACCCACGTTCTACTGGGAGGGGCCGAAGGACAGCCGGACCACCGACGCCTGCGAGGAACTGAAGGAACGGACGAACGCGGACTTCGGCGGCGACCCCGTTCCGATGGACCGGCTGGTGGAGATTGAGCGGGAGGTCCAGCAGGAATACTTCCCCGGCCTCTCGTTCCGCAAGCACACGGTCCATCCGAACGAACGACACACGTTCGTCCGCGCTCCGGCCTCGGGGGTGGACTGGGACTGATGCCCGGACCTGACTCCCCACGCGAGAGCGACACGGAGCGGGACGGCTTCCTCTCCTACGCCGCCGAGTGGCACGCCCTGACCCACGGTATCTACGCCGGACTCCGCTCCCGGCGGCCCGCGCCCGGCCCGCTCCCGGACAACCCGGACGTAGAGGCCGAGCCGCACTACTACAAGGGCGGCTACATCATCGGCACACTGCTCCAGGTACTCGTACTCGCGGCGCTCGCCTACCTGGGCGTCGGGGTGGTGTGAGTGCCGGGGGACAAGACGCCGGAGCAAATCGCCAGGGCGCTCCGCGGCCCCTACACCATCAACGACTCGCTCAACGTCGCCTCCCTCAAGGGCCTCTGGAACTTCCAGCCCGACCGACCGCTCACGGACCGGCAGGACTTCGACCCGTTCAACGTCTGGTACGAGGAGGGGACCGGGAGCGTCGGGCGGGCGAACCAACTGTACCAACTGGACTCCGGCGGGACGGCGGGCGGGCGGGCCGTGATGGAGACGGCGCAACTCGGCGTGTACCGGAGCGGTGCGGAGTCCCAGATGGGGATAGGGCTGTACGTAGACCAGCGGCCTACGGGCGACGGCTACATCGACGTAGCCTACACGCGGGAGGGGCAGGCCGGAACGTCCGACGAACTGGCGTGGCGCATCACGGCGGACGACCTGACGTTCCGCATCTCGTCGGACCTCCACCCGCTCGTGACCCTCTCCCAGAACGCGGGGCACTTCGAGCAGGGCGCGGCGGAGGTCATCGAGGACGGCGGCACGCCCATCGGGAAGGTCTACGGCCTGGACCCCATCGACGGGAGCGGCCCGTCTCGTATCGACTACACGCCGAGTCGTGGCTACGTCTACGGCATCATCCCCGGCTGGTACGGCCCGAGCGCGACGATGGGCTACATCAAGGAGGTCGGGGACGTAGCCGGGCAGTGGAGCCAGCGCGTGTGGCCGCTGTTCCTCTACCGCCCGTACACGGACCCGGCTATCGAGCGCCCGAACCACCCCGGCCACGTCGCGGTGGATAACGGGACGACTGACGAGAGCGTCCAGGCGCGGCTGGGCGGGCGGCAGTTCCACACGAACGGGGACATCCCGGACCGGAGCGAGCCGACGCACGACTGGGCGACCGACCAGACACTCCCGATGGACGGGACGGGCGTGGGGGAGTCGGACTGGTACGTCGTCGCGGTCGTGAAGCGCAAGCCTGGGTACGGGAGTACGGCCATCGGGCTGGCGGAGTTCGCGCTGGCCTCGGACTCCCAGCCGCTCGCGGTCCAGGCGCGGGTCGTAGACCCCACGTACCTCTCCGGGACCTCCTACCGCTCCCCGACGGACCACGACGAGAACCAGACGGCGCTCGAATTCGACATGGACTCCGCGACTCCGGCGGACGTGACCCTCGCCTCCTACACGGACACGGACGGCATCGACAAACCGCAGGGTATCGCCTGGGACGGGGACATCATCGGGGCCGGGGAGAAGCAGGAGGCCCGCTTCGGGCGGCTAGGCGGCGGCTTCGCCTTCCCGGTGGTCCGGCAGTACCCGACCGTGTTCCTCGCAACGACCCGGACGGGGACCTCAGACGACGTAGATTCAAGCATCCGGCTGAACGAGGTGGGATAACGACCATGACCGACCAGAACCACGTTCACATCACGAAGGACGAGGAGTACGAGGCCGTATTCAAGGAGATGGCGAAGGACGGAGCGCGCTCAGAGCGCCAACGGGAGGTCGAAGCGGCCTTCGGGCAGTCTCTCCCCGCGCTACTCCGGGAACTGCGGGACAATACCGACTCAAAGAGCGCCATGCTCCGTCGTATCAACAACACGCTGGAGGCGAACGGCGTGCAGACGAAACTCAGCCGCGGGACGCTCTACAACTGGCTGGATAACGTCGTTGACGATGACTGAACCCTGGGTTTTCCCCCGCGCACGGGTCGAACGAGTCGTTGACGGGGACACGCTGGACCTCATCTTCGACCTGGGCTTCCGTACCTACGTCCATCAGCGTGTGAGGCTCCGGGACGTGGATACGAACGAGGTCTACGGCGTGTCTCACGACTCCGAGGAGTACGAGAAGGGCGTCGAGCAGTCCAAATTCGTCAAGAACTGGGTGTTCGAGGCCGAGAGCGCCGGAGAACTGTGGCCGTTCACCGTGGAGACGCGGAAGCGGGGCAAATACGGGCGCTACCTGGCCGATGTGACCCGCCACTCGGACGGGGAGGACCTCGCGGAGGCGTTGAAGGCTCGGTTCGAGGGCCTCTGACCGGCGCGTCCGGGGTGCGCGCCGTACGCTCCACTCGTAGAACTGCTCTCACGACCGTTCTCAGAGCGAAATCCGGCGCTAAAACCGGCTCACAGCGGGTTTCAGGCGCGGCTCCGGGGCCTCAAACGGCGTAATGACATCCTATTATCCGTGGTTGGCGACTGTCTAAGGCGCTATACCCTGCTTCTTTCCCTCAGGGAAACCTTTATATGCGATACTGTCCTCTACCTGAGTGTAGCAGGGAACCACAATGAACGCAAACAACTCCCAGACCCAGACCGAAGCACAGACCCCCGAAGAAGCCGCCGACCTTCTCCGCTCCCTCCGGGAGGGCGACCAGGTTCAGTTCAGCGGAGACACCTGGAAGGTCATCAGCGAGGCCGAGGACGACTTCACCGCCGTCGAGTTCCGCTCCCTCACCGGCTACCACCCCGGAACTACCACGCTCAAGCCGTCCAGCGGCTTCCGCGGCTCCGCGGTAGTCACCCACAGCGCCGGGATGGGGAGCCACTACGGCTCCATCACGGTCACGGCGCGGGACCTGGAGGCGCACCAGCCGGAGCAGGACGAGGACGAGGGCGGCGCGCCGTCCGACTCCGGCTTCCAGGGCGAGGAGACGACCACCCTCGGGGGCAAGAGCGTCTCCGAACTTCTCTCCCGCGGCGAGGAGGACGAGGACGAGCAGGAGGACGAGCCGGTCATCATGACGGACGGCGGCGTCAACGTCCAGACGTTCCAGTTCCAGGACGAGGAGGACGCGGAGGACGTGGACCTCACGTTCCGCGTCACGGACTCCTACACGAACCGCTACGGCGACCAGAAGGCCGCCGTCGAGACGCCCGCGCCGTGGGACACCCCGGACGGGATGACCGCGGCGAACGACGTGGTCAAGACGCTCCCGTGGGGCGAGGACGACACCGCGGAGGACGACGACCGGGAGGGCGCGCACTACACCTTCGACCGCGACCGCGAGGCGTGGACGCTGGACGCGGAGTACCTCCGCGACCTGGCGGAACTGGCGCAGGACGCAGGCTACGACTGGGAGGGCGTGGCGCGCTCCGAGGCCGAGGACGAGACGGAGGCGCAGGCGGCGCTCCGCGAACTGGCCGGGGCCGCCGAGGAGGGCGACACCATCAGCGTCACCTACGCGAAGAAAAACGGGAACGGCCTCAAGACGTACAAGGGCGAGGTCGAACTGGCGCAGGTCGGGAACGACGCGCAGGACCCGTGGGAGCGCCGGAGTACCGGAGTCGTCTTCACGGACACGAACGGCAAGACGAAGCGCGTCAAGCCCGACGACGACGGGACGCCCGCGCTATTCAGTTCCGGCTACCACCCGTTCATGGGCGTCCTCGTGAGCGTCGAACTGGAGCAGTAGACCCGTAGCGTCCCGCGGTCCCCGAACCCTTTTCTCCGGTCCTCTCGTTCCTTCAAGCGCCCGCTGTCCCCAGCCAGCGGGCGTCGGCCCGCCACCTCTGGTGTCGTCTGTCCCACGGGGCCGGGGCTTTTCTCCCCGGCTCCCGGACCGGGCCTCGGACTGTGTACCTGTTCACCCCTGTCAGATGCTCGTCTAAGGCCGGGGGACCACACTACATTTAGGAGGACCCACCTCGTCATCAACTGCTGTGACGGAACCGAGCGGCGACGTACAGAAGCCGGTAGGCCCTTTCGAGGACTTCGAGGCGTGTGTCCGTCACTTCGAGGGCGACCCCGACGTAGACGACCCGCAGGCGCTCTGTGGCTGGATGGAGGAAAACAAGGACCTCGCCCAGGAGTACGACCCCGACGACGGGGGAGTCCTGGACTTCGTGGAGGCTCTCAAGGAGCCTCAGGCGGAGAAGGTCCTCACCAACCTCTCGGTCACGTTCGTCTCGGGCGTCGAGAACCCCGCTATCGACTCGCAGTGGGTGTACGCGAAGGACGCGGACACCGAGCGGGACGGAGCGGACTGGGGCGTCCAGGCTCCCATCGTTCTCCACACCTCCAAGACCGTCGTTACCGAGTCCGGGGCACGCGCTCCGGTCTGGGCGGCGGAGAAGGACGGGGAGGACGGAGAGGAACAGAAGGCGTGGGCTCCCGTTCTCATCCCGAACGAGACGGACAAGCAGGGGGACGTTATCCCCAGCGACGAAATCGAGTCCGCGGCTCACGAGTTCCTCGCTGAGTACCGACAAATCGACACAGACCACGACCTGTTCGACGGGAAGGGAGTCCCTATCGAGTCGTGGACGCTCAAGGAGGCTCAGACCTTCACGGCCCCGGACGGGTCCGAGAGCCGGGAATACCCGGCAGGGACCTGGATGATGGGCGTCCAGTTCTCCGACGAGGCGTGGAAGCGCGTCAAGGAGGGTGAACTGACCGGCTTCTCCATCTACGGGGAGGCCACGCAGATAGACGTGGAGGACTTCCTCGGCGGGAACGTCTCGCCGGAGGAAGCAGAGCAGGCCAGCGCCGCTACTGCGGCGGCCCTGGCCGCGAAGGGCGTCTCTACCGGCGCGGAGGAACGACACATGAGCGAGGAAGACAACGACCCAGACGAGACGGAGAAGCAGGTCCCCGCGGAAGGCGTGGACCTCATCGTCGGGTCCATCGAGTCCTACATCGCGTCCAACGACGCGGACCTCTCCACCTCCATCGAGGAGTGGCTGGAGTGGGCCGTGTCCGCGGAGGGCGACTGGGACGTGTCCGAACTGATGGTCGCCGGTCAGGAGTTTACCGGCGGCGGCGGGGAGGACACCGAGGAGCCGTCCGACGAGGGCGGCGAGGACGGTGGACCTGAGACAGAGGGTGGCCCCGACGAGCCGCCCGCGGAGGAACAACAGATGAGCGAGAGCAACAAGGACGAGGGCGGGGAGGACCCGCCCACCGACGACGGTGAACAGGCAGACGAGGAACCCTCCCTCAAGGAGATGGTGTCCAGCGTGAAGGGCACCGTCGAGGAGACGCGGGACACGGTGAAGTCCGTACAGGACCGCGTGGACGACCTGGAGGCAGAGGTCTTCGGCAAGGACGAGGGCGGGGACGGCGACGGCGCGGAGCCGGAGGCCACCCCGCAGGAGGACCTGGAGGATGCCGTCGAGCAGAAGATGGCGGACATCCTCGGCGTGGCGAAGTCGGACCTCCCGGAGGACCCCGAGGAGCGGAACGAGGTCATCCGCAAGCACATCCACGAGAACCGCACGCCCGGCGACGAGGCGGCGGACCCCGACTCGTGGACAGACGACGACTTCGCGGAACTGACGGGGGCGAACTGACATGACTGGCATCGTCAAGAACCACGAGGTCGGCGTGACGAAGAGCGCGGGAAGCAACATCAACAAGCGGGAGGCGCAGGTCGCCCACGCCCGCTCGTTCGGGGACCTCATCGAGAAGGCCGCCGCCGCAGGCGGACTCCCCGGCGACCAGGTTCCCTACTGGGACCCGATGGGCTTCCTCTCCAGCCGCGGGGACCCCATCAACCTGAAGGACAAGATGTTCCAGAAGTGGGCCCCGGTCTACGAGTCCTTCAACGAGTACGCCGCGGAAGGCTACTCCATCCGGGACGCCGCGGAGAAGGCCATCACGGCGAAGGCGGTGGACAGGACCTCCTACTCCCTGCCCATCTTCTTCACTCCTGACGTGTTCATCACGGACCAGGAGGACCTCCCCCTCGCGGACATGATGGCCCGCACAGCGGTCCAGGAGGACACCGTGAAGGTGGACGAACTCACCGACACGGGCGCGGCCTCCCAGTTCTCGGAGGGCGCTACCGCGTGGCCGGAGAACGACGACACGTACAGCAACCACACCTACGACGTGGTTTCGTACGGGCGTCAGAACTCGGTCACGGACTTCGTCCAACTCGCGGCCAACACGCTCCGCTCGACGCGGGCGCTCACGGAGGACCAGCAGGTCCGGTCCATCCGCCAGTACGAGGAGCGGCAACTCATCGTCGGGAAGGCGACGAACGTGGACGCCACGGCGAACGACGCCAACGGCTTCGACTCCCTCTCCGACCTGGCGACCGGGACCATCACGGACGAGGCGGGAGCGACCATCACGCTCTCGAAGGTCCGGGACAACATCCGCGAACTCCGCCGGAGCGGAGCCTCGCGGGACGACATCGTCCACGTCACGGACCACAAGACGTTCCAGGACCTCCAGGAGGACGTTCAGGACTTCACCCGGTACGACACGCCGAGTGACGACTTCTCGTTCGGCTTCCAGGCCCTCGACATCGACGGTACGATGGTCATGGAGTCCCACGGCTCCCCCAACACGAGTACGGAGCGGATGTTCACGTCCTTCGACGCCTCCGCCAACTACATGGCGATGCTCCAGGACGTGACGATGCACCCGCTCGCCCGGTCCAGCCCCGAGGAGACGTTCGCCACGGACGCCTACGGCGTCCTCGTGAGCGAGGCTCCCTCGCGCATCACCGTCCGGCACGGACTCGCCTGAGGTGACCTGAGATGGCAAGCACAGACGGCGACACCCGGAACGTGGTCCACTCCGCGCTCTCGGCCATCTGGAACGATGGCGACGTGCGGGTAGAGGTCCACACGGTCGATGTGTCCACCGGCACGGGCGGCGCGGGGACCGCGAACGTCTCCCACAACGAGGAGTTCGCGGACGGGGAGGTCTACGCCTTCGCCACCCCGCAGTCCAGCGGCGTGACCGTCGCGGTCACGAGCGCGGGCGCTACGCAGTCCACGGTGGACGTAACCGGCGGCGCGGCCTCCGGTACAGAGACGGTCAACCTGCTCGTCATCGGCCCAGACGCGAGCGCCTGAGGCCCGGCGCAGGGGTTTATGCCCCGCGCCAACAACTTACGAGCATGACCGACCTCGAACCACAGCCGGTCCCGGACGTAGACATTTTCTGCCCCGAGTGCGGCGGGGAGCCTGTCAAGCAGAGCGGCGAACTCCTCATAGAGCATCGGCTCGGCAACATGGGCTACCTCCACGACGACCAGAACCCGGAGTGTTCGGAGTGTGGGAACACCTGGGCGCACGGCGTCCCCGTGGGGGAGTACGAGTGGCGGGACGGGGACGACCTCCGCTGTCACTCCTGCCGTCACGACCCGGACCTGGAGGGCGAGCAGTACTACCGCGTCCACCGCGTCGTGATGAGCCGGAAGGCGTCCCCCGGCGGGCCGGGAGCGGTCACGCTCCACCTGAAGTGCCCGCGGTGCTACCTGTTCTCGAAGGTAGAGCGGAAGCAGGACCAGCGCGGCGTGGCCCTGGTCGGCTTCCCGGACATCACCGGCTCCGTAGACCACGAGGACGTGAAGCCCTACGGGTGGGAGCCGGAGCGCGCCGAGCAAGGAGGTGACTGAGACGGATGCCAGTCAACACACTCGTAGATGACACGGTACAGTACTGTACGACCGACGACGTAGAGCGGTACATCCGCAACAAGTCGTTCGACGGGACCTCGGACCCGACCGCGACGGAGGTAGACGACATGATACTCGGGGCCTCCGAGGAGGTAGACGACTTCACCCGCCGCGCCTGGCGGACCCGGAAGGTCGCGGAGCGTGAACTGGAGGTCCAGATGGACCACAGCGTCGAGTCCGCGTTCGAGCGTAAGCGTCGTCTCAACTCGCCACAGGGCTTCCTCACGCCCATCCGCCACTGGGTCCAAGTCTACCTCCCCCACCAGCACATCATCAACATCGACTCCGGCCAGGGGGACGAGATACTCGTGCTGGAGCCGGAGTCTACGAACGACATCACGGCGGACGGCGGGACGCGCTCCGAGGACTCCGAGTGGTATCTGGACGGGCGGAAGGGCATCCTCCACATCGACCCGACGAACTTCCGGGTCGGCCCTGTGAGGGGAGCGGGGATGATTCAGGACCCGTCCGTGCGCGTCACCTACCGCTACGGCCTCACGTCGTCGGACACGGACGCGGACAACGTTCCCGATGACCTCCCCCGTGCGGTCCGAACGGCCACAGCACGACTCGTTGCGGCTGACCTCATCGACTCGGACCAGTACGGCGCAGTCCTGGCCTCCGGGCCGGAGAACACGCCGGACCAATCGACCGCCTCCCAGCGGCTCCGCGAGGAGGCGTGGGACGCGCTCCAGCGGTACAGGGACTCCCCGGTGATGCTCTGATGGCGGGGGACGGGACCGTCCGCGTTCGGACCGAAGGCTCCCGCGGGGCCGTCTCCACCGAGGAGATACTGGACGACATGGAGGGCGCGGCGATGATAAACTACTCCACGAACTACGCCGTGTACGTCGAGTTTCCGACCTCGTACACGTCGTCTCCGCCGCCGTTCCAGCCCATTTACGACTGGGTGGACCGGAAGTGGGGCGACCTGGACGCGGGGCTCAAGTCCTCCGTTATCCCGAAGGGGAGTTCGGCGGATGCCATGTCCACCGAGGAGCAACAGCGGCGTGTGGCCGCGAAGATACAGTGGGCCATCTTCCACAACGGGACTGATGGCGTCTACTTCGCCCACCGCGCCCTGGAGAAGGGCGAGTCGAAGGCTCCGTCCGTCCTCGCGCAGTTCGAGGGGAGCGGCGACCCGAAGGCCAACGAGAAGGCGCTCGCGGAGATAGTGAACGGGATGTTCCGGGAGTCCCAGCGCATCGTCCGCGAGGAGGCGACGGACACCGGGAACCTGCTCCAGAGCGGGAGCATCGAGTGGTTCGAGTCCGCTGACGACCTGCCGGAGAAGGACCCGGCGGAGGGAGGTGGCCGATGACCGTCTCGGACGTGGAGTGGGACGTGGCCTCGGAGACGCGGGACCTCATCGACAACAACTGGGGGACGCTCCCGGAGTCTGCCGGACCCACGAAGCCTGCCCACATCGAACTGTGGTCCGAGGACGAGGACGGGAACCCGCGGAAGGGCGTAGACTATACCGAGGAGTATATCCTCGTGAGCGAGACGAGCAACCGTGAGCAGACGTACATCGACGGGCCGCGGGACGCCGTGGACCTCTCCGCCGTGGCGTTCGTGGAGGTCGCTACGCCGCAGTCCCGGAGCCGCCGGGAGGAACTGTGGTCGGAACTGCTCGTCATCGCGGAGTACGCCCGTAAGAAGAACGAGGGGACGCCCGGCGGGTGGGACACGGTAGACGTGAGCGGCGCGACCATCAACGACCAGATATTCAACTGGTGGGCCTTCGAGTTGTCGTGGGACTACTCGGCAGAGGCCCGGACACTCTGACAGAACGATGCTACGAGCAACCATCCGAACGAAACTGTACCGCATCCCCGGAGCGGCCCGAGACGACGACTGGCCGCTACCGGGTGAGAGGTCCCGCCTCCGCGGGCCGCTCCAGACCTACGGCTCCCCGGACTCCCCGGACGAGTTCGACCTCCGGGAGCGGGTCCCCGAGGAGTTTTCGTACGACGAGTCCCCTCAGCAGGAGGGGAAGCGCGTCAGCGCCATCGAGAAGGCCATCGCGGACGCCTACGACGGCTTCGAGCGCGTCGAGGAGGACTCCAGCGGGGACAGCACTAAGACGGAGGACAACGAGGACTGAGGTAAGTCATGGCTGACCCATACAAGGGCGAGGACACCCAACTCGCCGTCGGCGTTGAATCGACCCAGGGCACGAGCGTAGCCCCGACCCGCGTCCTCGGGAAGGTCGCGGAGGAAGCGACACCCCCGGACCCCGAAGTGGAGTGGATGGTCACGCGGGTCATCGGCGGGACCCGTGAGCCGTTCCAGAAGCACGAGGGACAGCACTCGTACCAGGGCGGAGACGTGCCGGTCATCCTCCAGGACGGCGCGCCGCTGGCGTACCTCCTCGGAGCCGACTCGTTCTCCTCGCCCACGCACACCATCACGGCCAAGACGGACGGCAAGCCGCCGTCCCAGACCATCGAGGCCGTCTACTACGGACGCGGCGGCGGCTCGGACTTCGTTCGTACCTTCAACGGGTGCGTCCCGGCCTCCGGCGAACTGTCCATGAACAACGACGACGAACTGACCCTCTCCATGTCCTACTGGGCGATGGGCGTCTCGGTCGGGACCTCCCCGACCGCGGGCATCTCCGTCCCGGACCAGGACCCGTGGCTGTTCTCGGACGCGGACTCGCAACTCAGCCTGTTCGGGTCCTCGTTCGCCCGGTTCATGGACTTCACCCTCTCCATCGAGAACAACCTGGAGGAAGGCCGCTACATCGTAGACGACGCCTCCACGCCGAGCGGGGACGCTAAGGACCCGTTCGAGATTACCTACGGGAACGTGGACTACGAACTGTCCGCGACTATCACCATCGAGGACAACTCCCTCTACAACGAACTCGTGAACCCCACGGACGGCGGCTTCACGGCGACGATGGCCTTCTCCCGCGGGAACGGAGACACCATCACCGTCACGGCGAACAACTGCAACTTCACGGAGGGCGCGCACCCCATCCCCGGCGAGTCCGGGAAGGTGGAGGTCGAAGTGACGATGATACCGGAGTCCCTCACCATCACGGTAGAGGACTCCAACAGCACGGCGGCCTACATCTGAGGCCCCGCGCTCCCACTACATTTACACGAGCCGGGTCCGTCTGGTCGCGTAGGACAGCCATGACCGACGACACCAGCGCGCAGACGGCTGAGGAACCGGCGAACGACCTGCCGGAGGACGTGCGGGAGGCGCTCCCCGCCCGGCTCCGGGACCGAGAGGACCTTCGTATCGCGGATGACCCGATGGGAGCGACGGCCTCCGGGGACAAGACCTGGAAGGCCCCGCTCGTGGACGAGGACACCGGGGAGGTCTACGTCCTCACGCTCACAGACGTATCGTGGCCGAAGAAGAACGACGTGTTCACGGACTCCCTGAAGCGGACGGCGGACGGCGGCGGCAAACTGGACTTCGCGCACTACTACCGGGAAATAGCGAAGGAGATGATTGTCTCCGTAGAGCCACAGCCGGAGAACCTCACCGTGTGGCTCCAGGGCCTCAAGGCCGACTTCGGCTCGCAACTGGAGGACGACCTCCCCGCTCCCGTCTCTGACCTGGAGGAACAGCAAGAGGAAAACTGAGAGCGGCGGTGAGGCGGTCTAAAATCGAGGACCCAGCCGTCCTCGAACACGTCCCCACCGCCATCGAGATGGTCCTGGTCAAGGAGGCCGGGTACAATCTGGAGGACATCCGCGGTGAGCGGCGGGTAGAGACGGAGGTAGTGCCTCCGTCCTCGCTGGAGTCGTTCGTAGGCTCGCTCGTACCGTCCGCGGCCTGGAAGGTGGTAGGAGTCATCCTGGGACTGGGCGCGCTCACAGCGTACAGCACAGGCGCTCTCAGCGGCCTGTTCGTCTCGGTCCTCCTCGGCGTGGCGCTCCACTACCTCGGCCAGTTCAACCCGGAGCCGCAGGAGGTCGTCCGGGAGGTAGAGACGCCGGGGATGACCGTCGATGAAGTTATGGGGCGGCTCGTACAACATGACGAACACGAACAGATGAAAAACGAGGAGGCAGAGGCCCAGGCGAGGAAAGCCCGACGCCAGGGTCAGGGCGGAGGCGGGCCGTAATGCCGTCCATCGGCGCGGTCTGGTGGACCGCTGAAATCCGACAGGCGGAGGCCGCCGCGGACAAGGCGGACCGCCTCCAGAGCGAACTGGACCAGACGGCGGAGAAGGCCCGCGAGTCGAACCGTGCGATGAACAGAGCGAGCGACAGCGCCGGGGAGACGAGTGGCCGCTTCGGACGGCTCCGTAACAGCGCGGGCCGCCTCTCCGGGACCCTGGGCCTCCTAACCTCCGGCATCTTTTTCCTCATCACGACTATCGGCAACCTTCTGGGCGTCTCTCTGACGCTTTCTGGTATCTGGGCGACCGTAACCGGGGTGGCAGGGACACTCTGGGGCATCCTCACCACCGTCGGGGCCTACCTCGCCGGTGGCCTGTCTACCGCTATCAGTACCATCGTGAGCCTCGGGTCCTCGTTCGTCTCCTGGCTGGCCGCCGGGAGCGCCGGGGCACTCGCCGTAGCCGCCGCCATCGGCGCGGCCATCGGTATCGCGGGCGTCTTCATCCTCGAAATCACGGGCGTCCTGGATGCTGTGAGGGGCTTCGCGCAGTACCTCCGCGGCGTCCTCTCACCTACTATCCGGGACGTATTCCTCGCCGCTATCAGCCTCGTGGCAGGCCCGCTGGCCGTCATCGGCGGGGCCATCACCGGCTTCGTCCAGGGCTTCCTCCGCGGCGGACTGGAGGAAGGCATCCGGCAGGCGTGGCTGAACGTCAAGCAGGTCCTCTCCATCTTCGAGGGAGCGTGGAGCCGGACCCTCGGGCGGGTCGGCGGCTACATCTCGGGCTTCATCTCGGACGCCCGGAGCGCGTTCAACGACTTCACATCCTGGCTCGGGAACGTCCCGAGTGGCGTAGCCCAGTCGTTCCGTAACACGTTCAACGCGGCCATCCCGTCCTCTCTGGACATCCCCTCCGTCACTATCGGCGGCGGGTCTATCGCCGGACAGAACATCCCGTCCGTGACCATCGGCGGCGGGAGCATCGGCCTCCCGCAACTCCAGACGGGCGGCCTCATCGAGCGGGCCGGGGCCGCGTTCCTCCACCCAGGCGAGGCAGTCGTCCCGGCGGAGGTCACACGGCAGGTCCAGGGCGGCGGAGGCGGAGGCGGCGGGACCGGCTCCGTCACCATCGAGACGGTCGAAGTAACTATCGGGGACCAGACCCTCGACCTCAGTACGCTCACCCGAAGTGAACTACAGGACCTCGCGGACCTCATCGGAGACAACTTCGGGGAGGAAATCGAGAGCCTCATCACCTGAAAATGACCAGCACGAACCTCACAATCGAGAAGAACGACGGGACGGAGACGTTCACGCTCAAGGCGAACGCCGTGAAGTCCACCGTCTCGATGGGCGTCGTCACGAAGGCGCTCCTCGGCGCGGCGGCGTCCCTCTCCGGCGGGGACCCGGTGCTGGCGAAGGAGACGTACGAGGTCAACGGCGTCATCAAGGACGTAGACGCCGCGGACTACCCGAACAGCGGGACCTACTCGGACGACGACCTCGGGATGGCGGAGGAACTGAAGCGCGCCGCGAAGGAGTGGAAGCCGACCACGGCGGACGGCCTGAACACGATGAACTACGACCAGGGCGCGAACCTCCGCGGAGCCATCGACGGCCTGCTCACGGAGGTCAGTATCACCGAGAACCGGGACGCGGACAAGCCGCGGGACTACGAGTTCACCCTGGAGTGGACGCACTACGATATCTACGTGGGGTGAACGAGGATGGTTAGTTGGACCGTGACGGTAGAGGGGACGGACCTGGATGCCGTCTCAGACGTGGAGCCGGTCAGCGGAGACGCCGGGCGGCTCGGGACCGCGAAGGTCGTAGCCGGGAACACCGCGGCGAACCGCGCCGTCTCCTCGGGGGATGACGCGCAGGTGAAGCGGAACGGGACCGTCGAGTTCGACGGGAAGGTGACGAAGGCTCCGGGCGGCGGGAAGTACCAGGAGCAACTCGAATTCACCATCGCGGACAACCGCGTGGTCCTCCGGTATATCGAGGTCCACCGTCCGTTCTACGAGATGGACACGGGCGACATCATCAAGGCCGCGGTCACGGAGGAAGCGAGCGTCAGGTCCCCGACGTTCATCCACCGGGGAGACGACCTTACCGGCTGGTCCTCCGATACACCGGAGTTTGAACTGCTGGACTCCGACGAGAAGCGCGTCCACGAGTACGGGAGCAACGTCCTGTTCGCAGGCTGGCCCGGCGGGTCCTCCGGGGACTACTCCATCACGTTCACGAACGTCCCGTCCAGCGCCATCCCAGGGGACGGGCAAATCATCCGGCTCACGACCCGGATGCTGGTCAACAACCGCGGGGACCAAATCGAGTGCGAGGTAGACCTCCGGGACAACGCCGGGAACAACTACATCTGGACGCCGGAGCGTCTCGATACGAACTTCAGGGAGTACACGTTCGCCGCGGAGGACGCCGTGAGCGAGGCGGACATCGGCTCTGCCCTGGGGACGAACGGTGCGCTGGAGTACCGCTTCCGGCTGAAGGGCAACCTCCCGGAGCCGCGGGCGGTCGGTATCGACATGGCCCAGACGCTCCCGTTCGTGACGGGCGCTCGGACGACGGACATCACGGTCAACAACGTCCAGACCACCGGGCGGACTATCACGCGCCGGTTCGATGAGAACGTGATGCAGATGCTCCAGACGCTCGGGGACGAGGACGGCTTCGACTCCTGGGTAGACTCCTCGGACGACCTCCACTACGAGCCGGGCGGGACCCGCTCCGCGAACTTCTCCATCACGGACAACACCCCGGTCACGGACTACAACTTCGACCGGGACTACGACCGGATTGTGAACAAGGTCACGGTCCAGGGCGCGAACGACATCCAGGTCACAGCGGTAGACTCCGCCTCCATCGACTTCTACGGCATCTCGGAGCGCGAGGAGCAGATAGTGGACCGGGAGATACAGACAGAGGCGGAGGCGGACCGGCGGGCACGGGAGTACCTGGAGGACAACGCCTGGCACGACACCGCCATCATGTTCGAGGTAGCCGACGTGGACTACGCCGGAGTCTCCATCGGGGAGGCGATGCGGGTCCAGTGGTCCCCGGAGGGCGTCGATACCATCTACAACGTCTCGAAAAAGACCGTCTCTGACGCTGGCTACGTGACGCTTCACTTCTCCGGCTACACGGGAGGTGCGAACTGATGGACGTAGAGGAAAAACTCGTCTGGTTGGGCATCAAGACGAACGCGGCGAAGGTGAACGAACTGGCCGCGGACGTACAGCAACTCCAGGAGACGGTCGGGGACTGGGGGACCTGGAAGGCGAAGGTCCAGGACGACCTGACCTCCTACGCCGAACTGGAGACGTACCTGCTCAATCAGGGGTGGAGCCAGGAGGACGTAGACGCCTTCATCGCCCGGCTCCAGAACACCTACGCCGACTTCACGGCGTTCCAGAACGACCTGGACAACTACGACTCCTACGAGGCGTGGCAGTCCAACTTCGAGTCCACCACGGGCGTCCAGGGGGACGCGACGACGGACTCCGGCCAGCCAGCCGCGGGCATCCGTGTCCACGAGAGCGCGGGCGTCTCCTACTCCGGGGTGAGCGTCCCGCCGGGGACCACGGAGGTCTTCGGGAACCGCATCGAGTTCAGCCAGCAGGACCCGCCGCGGGGGACGCAGGACCCGGTGACGTACAGCAACTTCACGTCGGATGACCCGGACGACGTAGAGGTCGTGAACAGCGCCATCGTATTCTCCGCGGACGTGACGAACCCGAACGGCTGGCGAGTCACGGTCACGGTCCCGCTCACAGAGGACGGGAGCGTCCTCCAGTCGAAGGAAGTGACCATCGACGCGAACAGTACCACCTCCGTCTCGTTCTCCGTCACGAAGTCCGACTACATCTGCGCGGACTACGCTATCGGGAACACGAGTACGATACTGGCCTGCTGGGTCCCCGCGGGGCTGGTGATATAGATGCCGCGCATCCAGGACCAGGTAGCGGAGAACAGGCGGAACGTCCAGCGTATCGACGGGCGCTTCATCTTCGTCCCGGACCGGCGGGACCAGAACCTTACGTTCGGGCGCAACTCGTTCGAGATGGACGCAGAGGTAGAGGTCTACACGCGGAGCCTGAACGACGGCCTCTACTCCGGCCACCCGGACCCGGAACACGGGAGCGGACGCGGCGTGGCGGGGGACGTGCGGGGAGCGTGGAGCCTCCAGGAGGACGTAGAGGTCAGTACGGAGTGGACGCGAGACGGGAGGAACGCTGTGAGAGATGCCCTGGCGGGCGAGACAGGCTCCGTGGATGAGATAGCCGTAGGGACCGGGAGCGGGGACGCCGCCGTTGACGACACCACTCTGGGCGCTCAGACAGGAAGCACGTTCGCCTACGGCATCCGTTCGACGGAGGCGTTCAACGCCGTCCGAGCGCGGGCCAACTTCCTCTACTCGGAGACGGGGAGCGGCGGCCTGGACCCGCTGGAGTACGGCCTGTTCGACGCCTCCGGGCGGCTGATGGCTCGTATCACGACCTCCGCGGTCCCCGTCTCGAACAACGAGGAGGTCCGCGTGGACATCACCGTGACCATCTCCGGGAGCGGGAACGGCTCCAGCGCTATCACGGATGACGGGGAGACAGCCGTAGCGGACTCCCTCCAACTGGAGGCGCAGACCATCGGCCTGGACGAGATAGCGTGGGGGACCGGGACCACCGCGGCGACCACGAGCGACACGGCCCTGGAGACGGAGGTGTACCGGGCGACCTGTCAGCGGACGAAGGACCTGGAGGTTATCACCGTCTCCGCGCCGCAGTTCGAGAGCCAGCCAGCGGGCCAGCCCTACGACTATACGGAGGTCGGCGTGTTCGACAACCAGGGCAACCTCGTGTGGCGGACGACGATGGACCCGTTCGAGAAAACCGACAACGTGCGCTTCACGACTTCTGTGGGCTTCCGAGTCGTCTAACGACCGTCTGGAACCCTGTTCTCCCCCGGTCAACCCCTGGGGTAGCGTCTACGTGAGCGCGAGGATAACGACTGTGTTCCACGTCGTGAGGAACGTACCGACCAACAGGAGTGTGAGCGGTGAACTGACCCTGACGTAGGCGTTCCGGGGGAGCCGGGAGAGGGTGAGCGCCGCCAGCACGACGATGACCTTCGCCCCGAGCATCCCGAGGAGGCCGAACGACTGGAGTACGACCGCAGAAACAGGGTGTCCTTCGACCGCGCCCGCTACGTGGAGGCCGTAGAGGGTCGTCCCAACGTCCCCGCCAACGAACACGAGGAGGACTGCCGCCCAGAGCGCCGCACTACGGCCCCGCATCGTTCCTCACCGGGACGGGTAAGAGGTCCCGGTCCCGGTAGCACGGCCAGCACGGGAGGCTCTCGCCGTCCTCGGGCCACGCACCGGGGCATCGGTCGTCCTCACACTCCGGGGAGCGCCCGTGAGCGGAGGTCAGCCGGGTCCGCCGGGCGGCCTCCGCCGGGTCGAACGTGCTACTCACGGCGTACCACCGTCACGTCGAACGGGAACGTCCGGGAGTCCTCGAACTGGACGCTCTTGTGTTCTCGTAGCGCCCGGAACTGGTCGTCTGTGAGGTGGACGCGGACCGATACGACCGCTCCGCCGTCCGTCTCCAGCATGAGGCCCGGCTCGTCCCGGCCTCGGATGACGTGTACCTCCGTCCCGTCCACGGTCCACTCCGCGTGGGTCCGCTTCTGGATGGACTTCCACTCCCAGCGCCCGATGACGACCCCGACAGCCTCCGGGTCCTGCCCGCTCCCCTCGAAGTCCCGGTCCCAGTCCAGGTGAAGGGCCGTATCGTCCGGGAGGTCCGCGGAGGAATAGCCTGGCATCGCGCTCATCCCTGTTCCTCCGCGTCTCTCCGCCTGATTCGTTCGACGGCGGCCTCCGCTTGGTCCTCGCCCAGGTCGCCCTCACGGGCCGCCTGGCGAATCTGAGCGATGTTCCGGGCCGCGTGGGAGGACACGTCAGTCGTCTCCCCGTCCCGGAGGGTCGCCGGTTGTGGGTCCCAGCCGTCGTTCTGGTCGTCTGCCGCGTTCATGTCCGCGTTATCGGTTGGCATGGTCTTATACCTCGGGTACGCCCGGACTTCGCCGGACGCGGAGGCCCCGCCGGGGAGTCGAACCCCGGAGCCGCCGGTCGGGGCGGGCCGCCCGCGGGGGAGCCTACTCGATGAGCGTGACCTCCGTGCCCAGGTCCGAGAGCGGGAACACGATGGTCCCGTCGTGGCGCTCCGCCCGGAGGTAGGTCATCCGGGAGCCGGGCGTGACCTTCGCCACCGTGTAGCGCGTCCCCTCGTAAGCGACCGGGCGGCCCGTGAGGTCCTCGTTCAGTTCCGCGTCGAAGGCGCTCATCGCTCTACCTCCACGCCCAGGAGCGGCCCCAGCGGAAGGTCGTGCCCGCGGCGCTCTCGCGTACCAACCTCTCCCTCGTCCGGGTCTACGTAGAGCGTCCGGTGGCGCTGTTCATCGTAGAGGCGGAGGTATCGCCGCCCGAGACCGTCCGTCGTGTCCTTCACCTCCAGTCCGCGGACCGTCTGCGGGTTGCCCGTCCGCTTCGACTCGTACCGGACCGTGACCGTATCGCCCTGTGAGACGCTCATCGGTCTGCCTCCTCGTAGACGACCCGGATGTGGCCGGGAGCGGGCTGTTCGTAGCGGACCGTGAGGCCCAGGGTCGCCGCCGCCGTGTCGGCGTAGCCGTAGAGGACCCGTGGGCTGACCTGCTCGTCCGTGTTATCGACCGTGACCGCGCCGCCGTCCGCCTCTGCCGGTGCGCCGAACTCGCTCTGAACGTCCTCCGCCGTCTGCTGGGCCGCGCTGGTTGCGCTCATCGGTCTACGCCTCCACCACGTTGAACTTCCCCATCCCGCCTGCTTCGACGTAGTACGCTTCGGGGAGTGCCTCGGAGAGGGCCTGGCTGAAACTCATCGCTAAATCGAGGGACGCTTCGGCCATGACGGTCCGGTCGTCCACGACTCGGGCGTGGTCCTCCGGGACCATATCGTAGCGACCGTAGTGGGGGAGGACTGATTCGAGTGCGGTGCGGAGGTCGGCTTCGGTTAGGTTGTGTGCTTCCATTGTGGTTCTGACCTGCTACACCCATAGAGAGACAGGCGATACCTATAAAGGTTTCCCTGAGGGAAATTCTTAAGTATTCAGTCGGTGTCAGCCCGCTACGACTGACATCCTGTTCTGAGCGGACGGATGAACACCTGACAATCCCCTCGGTTTTCCGGGAGATACACCGAATATCGCTATATCAACCCCCGTCTCCGGTCTGCTACGACTGGTCCGCGAGCCGCGCAACCCGGCGCGTCGGCACGACTAAGGCGATGGGCCTCCTCGTCTCGTCAAATGCCAACTGCTGACGCCTTCGAGTGGCCGCAGGGTCAGCCCCTATTCGAGGTGATGTGGCGGGCCGTTACGGAGTCCCTCGCCGGGAACGGCGTCGTTAACAACGGTGACCTGGAGGTCACAGCCACGGCGAACGCGCTGGAGATTCAGGTGGCCGCAGGCTCATACTTCTCCATCGCTACGACGTACACGCTCGGAGCCGCGGAGACACACACCCTCTCCGCCGGGGACGGGAGTAACGACCGCTGGGATACCGTCTGGTTCGACACGGGGACCGGAGCCTCCGGCGTCACGGAGGGGACACCCGCCGCGGACCCGGAACCACCGGACGTAACCGGGGACCAACAGCCGCTTGCCTTCGTCTACGTGGCGCAGAACGCCTCGGACGTAGTGGACGCGGACATCCTCAACTGGCGGGCGAAGTTCTCGAACGAGGCGGAGGACGTTCAGTACGACGACGGGACCGGCGTGTACGGCGTCAACAACGTGAACGACGCCCTGGACGAACTCCAGGAAGCGGCTCAAATCACGGCCTACCCGCTGGACCTGAACGTCGATACGGACATGGACGTGGACGGGACGGACCTCACAGACGGGGCCACGGTCGTCTGGGACGCCTCTGCGTCTGAGGTCCCGCAGGCACAACTCGGCGGCCCTGCCGCGTCCCTCTCCGCCTACCCGCTCGCTCCGGGGACGGACCTGAACGTGAACGCCTACCCGTTCGCTATCGGGGACCTCGCCTCGCCGTTCTCCCTCCCCTCCATCACGGATATGGACGCGGCGGGGAACGACCTCGTGGACGGCGGGACGACCATCTGGGACACCTCTGCTGGGTGGGTCCCTCGGGGGAGCGTAGACGACGAGAAGGTCACGACCACGTACTCCACGACGCCGAACACGACCAGCGGCGAGGAGGTCGCCATCGTGGATACCGCGACCATCGGCTCCGCCTCTACGCTCACCCTCGCCTCCGCAGACGCGAACGCCGGGAACCAGATACTCGTGGTGGATGGGACTGGGACGGCGGCATCCAACCCCATCACCGTGGACACGGAAGGCTCGGAGACCATCGACGGAGCCTCCAGCACGACTATTGACGACAACTACGGTAGCGCCCTGTTCACCTCGGACGGAACTAACTGGTTCATCGCGGGCGGGACGGCGGCAGGGTCCGACCCGACTGCTATCGTGGACGGCGCGGAGTCTGGGAACGTACCCGCCTCCGACCAGGGTATTCTCGTCGTGGACTCGCTCTCGCCCGGCGACACTATCCGCATCCAGAAGGCCGTCCTCACGACAGCGAGCGTGGAGGCTATTCCGTCCGGCGTAGACCTGAAACTGGTCACGTTCGATAACGCAGGGTCGTTCACCAACCAGTCTGCCCTAATTACGGGAGACGGGGCGACCGTGTACGACCGCGTGACTGGCTCACCTCTCGCCTCTTACGAAAACACGGGGACGGCGGCAGAGTCCGTGGGAGTTATCGTGGATAACACCACGACGACAGCCCACGAGGTGATGGCAGACGTTCGGGGTGACATCATCTGATGCCGATTGAGCCTATCGGGGACATCGGCATCGCTGGCCTCACCGACTCATCCGTAACTACCCTGACGTGGGAGACAGCATCAGACTGGGATAGCGCCGTCGATGAGGCTGGAGTAGTTCACGAAGCCGTCGCCAACAGCGACAACGACGATGCATCTCTCTTAAAACAGGGCTACTCGAAAACGTCCCCGTACAAAGCGGCGGACCTCATCGCCTACTATGCGCTAGACGAGGATAGCGGAACGACCGTGTACGACTTCTCGGGGAACGCCCACGACGCTACTAACAACGGGAGTACGCAGGGGGCGAACGGTATCCTCAATTCGACGTGTTACGACCACGGCGGGAGCGGTTACGTCGAGTCGGACGACCAGTCCCCGTTCGGGGGACTCACCGCCATTACGGTTGCCTCGTGGGTGAATATCGGGACCATCAGCGACGACTATATAGTGGCCTCGGTAGGCGACCTCGGCCTTTCAGATGCCTCGTGGGACATCTGGATAGACAACTCCGGGGGAACGACGGGGAATAGTAACACGCTCTCCTTCGACATGAAGGACTCGACGCAGACGAACGCCAAGACGGAGGGAAGTGACAACGCAGTCCCGGAAGGGACGTGGGCGCTCGTCGGCGGGACGTGGGGTGGGGGCAATAATCGCGTCTGGGTCGATGCCGTGGATGTGTCGGCCAGTTTAGAAGGCGTGAGCGATATGCAGGACGCGAATTTCCCCATGACGGTCGGGACGGGAAGTGACCATACTCGAACCATCCCCGACCGTCAGGACGAGGTGTGGGTATGGGAAACAGAGTTTTCGCAGTCTGACTGGCAGACGCTTTACGACCGAGCCTCGACCGGGTATCTGGAGACGGCTACGAAGTCGTTTGCCGCGTCACAAACACCGGACCTTACCGGCCTCGACTACACGCTGAACGGCGTTTCGCTGTCCGTAGATGTGATAGGCAGTCCGGGAACGGGGAGCGAGGAAACTGTCACCCAATCCCTGACTGGCGCGAGTTCATATACGCTGTCGTGGTCGAACAGCCATACGGACTTCCGCCTCAAAATTAACTTCGATACTGGGGACGTAACGACGACGGCTACGGTAAACAGCATCTCGCTGAGTTCGTAAGATGCCGGGATTCGTATATGAGGAAGGGGAGGCTATTGTGACGGGGCAGGCCGGTCAGCACGACTTTGTGTTCTCTGAAGGTGAACACGTCACCGACACGGGAATATCAGAGTTGGTGTTCGAGGAAGGGACTGGCATCGGCGGGTCCATTATTACGGTGTACGTAGACGGCGATGCGTCCGCGAACGGCGGGTTCGGGACGATTACGGACGACCTCGCAACCCGTGGCTACGTGTTCGAGGAATATTCCAGCAGTAGTGTGACGCTCACCGAAGCCCTGAACGACTCTGACGGGACGGTCCTCTGGTACGTAAGTGCCGATGAAGCAGACGCGCTCACCTCGGGCGAGTTAAGCGCCCTGTCGGACTGGTGGTCGAACACCGGGACGGCGGCAGGCGTTTTCGGTGAGGACGGCCCGGACGATGGAAGTCAGTCGAATCGTGACGAAAATGCTATCGCGGTGGCGAACGAACTCGTGGGTACTGGCGTATTTATCGATGGGGGGCAGGTAGAGGGTGCGGCTACGCAGGGCGAGTGTAAGACCAATTACCCGTCGCACCCGGTGTTTGATACTGTGACCTCGCTATCCCGGTTTGTTAGCGAACTCCCTATCACCGAAGGCGACGTAGACGTATGGGCTGACTATGAACTCGGAGATGGTCGTCGAGTGTGGCTCGATGGGTCGTATATCAGAATGGCGAACTCGTATTATGGCGGGTGTGACGAACCGACCTACTATGAAAATGTCATCAACTGGCTGAACGGAGTCCTTTGAGTGGGTGGGATTCATCATCATGGCTTCTGAACTGTCCAGTATGGTAGAGACGTGGCAGGTCGTCGCGGCGGCGAGCGGCGTCCTCGTGACTGTTCTTACGATTTACGGCGGCATCATTAAGCGCAACTACGACACGACCTCGACAATCAAGCAACGGCTCCTCGGCGCGGACGGAGACGACACAGACGACGGCTTCCTCCAGCAGACCATCGACAAACTGGATAGCCTCGGGTCCAAGATGGACTCCCATCATGCGGAGGTAGAGCAGGGCCTCCGGGAGAACCGGGCTCGGGTCGGCTCCGTAGAGCGCCAGGTTGAACGGGTCGAATACAAGGTGGATGCGGTCGCACAGGTCGTAGAGGACGAACACGACGTACTATTCAGGGGAGGGAGTGACTCCCCGGAGACGGACGGCGGGCGGCCCGCCGGACCGGAGAACGAGCGCCTCAGCGAACACCGCCACGACGCGGGCGACTAACCGCAGACCTCGGAGAGGGCGCGCCAGGCGTCCTTCTCCACGCAGTCCTCGTACTTCGCCCGGTAGAACTTCTCGGTCTGGTGCATCTCAGTCGGCTCGCACACGTAGATGGTCGTATCTCGTATCTGGTTCGACTTCCACCGGACGGCGATGTACGCCTCCGCGCCGAAGTCCTCGGCGTACCGCTGGAGCGCCTCCACTTCCTCGCGTCCGACGTACACTGGCTTCCCGCTGGAGGTCTTGACCTCGAACATCACGACCCGCCCGTCCCGTCCGGCCAGCACGTCCGGGCGGTCACGGTCCGTCCCGCTCCCGCTCCCCGGAGCGCGGAGGGCGCGCCAGCCCATCTCGTCCTCCAGCCGGTTGACAGTCTCCCGCTCGCCGCCGCTTCCTTTACCCATACTGGTCCTCACGCCGCTCGTGTACCTTATCCTTCGGGATGCCGTAGAAGTGGGCCAGCGCGTCCTCACAGTCATCGCAGAGCATCGGGTCCGCGATAGCGCCGAGGAGGTCATCGTAGAGGTCCCGGACGCTCCCCTCGTACTCCGCCTCTCCGATGGGCGTCCCGCAGACGTGGCGGTCCTCCTCGCCGGGGACCTCCGCCGCGAGGACGTGGCGGATGCCGCCGCCTTCCTCACTCATCTCTCGGGACGGCTCTGGGTACTCCGGCTCGTCAGGCGCGTCCTGCTCGTCCTCGTGACCGTCCGTGGCCTCAGACGTGGTAGCGGACCCGGTAGAACTGGACGCGCTCACAGCGCCTCCTGCGCCGCCTGAGACGTACTCGTCGTATGGGTCACAGCCCAGGACGAACTCGGCCTCGCTCACCAGCATCGGCTCGCTGGAGCCGGTCCCGGCGGAGAGGTCCTGCGTCTCTACGTACCAGGAGGACATGATGGCGTCCCCGTGGCGGTCCTCCAGTTCCTCCAGGGCCTCCGGCTCCCCGTAGTGCGTCACCTGTATCTCCGTCCGCTCGTCTATCTCGAACGCGCCGGTCCCGCCGATGGGGACGGACGGCTCCCGCGTGTGCTGGACGGACAACTCCGGGGACTCCAAAAGGTCCCGCGCCAGCCGCTCGAACGCCTCGATGACCGTCTCAGTCATCCTCGTGCTTCTCCGCCAGGTAGTCGTCGGGCAGTCCCTCGAACGGTCCGGCCATGTCGAGGTAGTAGTGCGCCTTCGCCTCGCCGTGCGCCTCCCAGATGTGTTCCAGGACTTCCTCGGGCCGCGCTCCGATGAACGTCTGTTCGCAGGTATTCTCCGGGCACTCCGAGAGGTACGTCGGCGCTCCCCCGTAACCTTCCTCACTCATACTCCACCCTTCGGTCCGCGGGGAGATATAGGTCCGCGCCGTGTTCCCAGTTCTCCGTGGCGTCCGCCCGGACCACGTACCGCTGAGGGTCGTCCTGCCGCATCAGGTAGCGGTCCGGGACCTCATCCGCCGTGAGGTACTGCTGGAGGGTAAACTCCAGCACACGGTCGCTCTCGGCTTCGTGAACGAGGACGACTTCGACGCCGTTCCCTTCCAGGCGGCGGAGGACGCGGGTGCTGATGCCGTAGGCGTCGAGCGCCCTGATACGATGCTCCCGCTCGTCCCGCTTCGTCACGTAGCCGAGCGCCTCCCGCTCCGGCACGGGACCTATCCACCCCGCCGTGATGCGCTTCTCGCCCACGCTCAGGGGGACCTGCTTCCGCTTCTGGATGTGAGGCGGGTCCGGCGGCTGGACGCCGCCGCCGAAGTCCGTGAGGTCACTCATCCGCGCTCCACCTCCCGCCCGCACTCGCCGCAGACGAAGATGGTGACGTGATGGCCTCCGTAGAGGCGGCGCTTCCGTCCGGTGTGGCTGAGGGAGCCGCCGCAGTTCGGGTCCGGGCAGGAGTGTCGGTCATCGCTCATAGTCTCCATCGTTGTACGACCGCATTAGAGGCTTGGCCGCCCCAGTCCGGTCGTCTCCGTAGTGTTCATCGCGCTCCCAGAGGCCGCTACTCGGGGAGCCGGTCAGGAGGACCGCGCAGTAGGTCCCCTTCGACGGGTCGTAGGAGTTGCCGTCGTGGGCCGCGTCATACACGTCAACGAACGCTTCCCACGTCACGTCGTAGACGTACTCTGATACCTGTCCTGCTCGTTCCGCGAGGCCCCGGTTCATCCGGGTCCATCCGTCTGGTAAGGCTCTCATCTCTGAACTGTCTGGTGGGTGGTCGTATCTCGTTTCCTCCGGCGTCTCCAGCGTGAAGTAGAGGTCGTCCAGGTCCTCCGCCCAGGAGCGTCCGCACTCGTGGTGCGTGTGAACCGGCGTGTGTCGGTGCTTCACCCAGACGCCGCCGTTGTCCACCTCTACCATCCGCACGTCGTCCCACTCGCGGGTACAGCCCCGGAAGTCGCCAATCGTCTCCCGGAGCGTCCCGTCCGGCTCCGCGTCGTGGTTGAAATTCACGTCCTCCCAGGCGGCGCGGCATCCGCACGGGAGCCGCGGCTTCGGGGCGAGACGGAGCGCCGCGAGGACCCGCCAGGAGTCCGGCGTGTCCGGCGGAGCGTAGGGCGGGAGGGACGGACGCCAGCCGTCCTGCCACGCTCGGTAGACGTGGCGGCCCCAGAAGCCCAGGAGGAAGCCCCAGAGGACTATCTGGAGGACCTGGAGCGCGTGAACCAGGAGGTCCTCAGGCGTCATCGGTGAAGTCCTCAAGGCTCACGTTCTCATCCGCCCGCTTCGCGCTCAGTTCCGCCTTCCAGCAGTCCTCGTGGAACACCCGCGTCGGCCACTTCCCGATGTCGTTCGGGATAGGCTCCCCGCCCGCGGTCACGAGGTCCTCAATTACCTGTATCGGGTCCCCGCACCACGGGCAGATGTCTCCGGTCTGTCCCTTATCGCCGTGTACCTCATCTACGTCATACGGGTCGTGCTGGTCGTATTCATCGGGTATCCAGTTACTCATATTCGGAGCCTCCGGGTAGGTATTCCTCCAGCGGCTTCTCGCGCTCCGGCTCCGGCGGGACGCACCGCCAGGACTCCCAGAGGCCGTGTTCCTCCAGGACCTTCCGGCGCTGTGTCTGCCAGGCCTCGTGAGCGGCTTCCTGCGCGCTCTCGGAGTCGAACGGGCGTCCGGGCGGGGGAGACGAGTCAGTCGAAGGTGCGTCCTGCTCGCTCGTCTGACTCATCGCTCTCCCCTCCGGCGTCCTCCGGCTCCGGGGACGGGTCGAAGCAATCTCCGCACCACGTCCCGCCGTGCTTCAACTTCATCCGGGCGAGGACGTTGACCCACGCCTCCCCGTAGTGGTCGTTCGGGTCTATCAACTCCCGGCAGTCGTCGCAGTAGGTGTCTCCGCCGTGGAGGTAGACGGCGCGGCCCATCCAGGGCGGCCCGTCGTCCTCCGGCTCTACGTCCGAGCGGACGAACCGACCGGCGTGGAGGCGTCCGAGCCACGCGCCCGGCCCGCCCAGTTCCTCGTAGTGCCTCACGGCTATCGGGTCGTCGTAGGGGTCGTACCCCATCGGTCCTCCGTAGGCTCCGGTGTCCCAAGACGGTTACAGACGACCACGAAGCCGGGCGTCTCCACGACTGCGTGGGCCTCACAGAGGTCCCCGACTGGGGTGAGGTACGAGGACCGGACGCCGCAGATGACGCACGGGACCTCATCCGTCATCCTCCCCCTCCCCGGCGGCCTCCTGGACTCCGGGCGCGTCCTCGTTGCCGCCCATCACGTCCTCCGTAGACAGGCCCAGTTCCTCCTGCCGCCGCTCCCGCTGTTCCTCCCGCGTCTCCACGTCGGACGGGAGCAGGGAGTCGAGGGAGTCCCGGAGGTCCCGGAGGTCCTCCTGGGTCGCCAGTCGTACTCGGTCGTCCGCTACGATGATGTTGTAGTCGTCTCCGAAGGCGTCCTCCATCCGGTCCTGGAGCGCGGCCATGCTCTCAGCGTCCGGGGGACTGTTCCGCCCGGCGCTCGTGAGGCTGACCCAGAGGACCGGCTTCGGCCCCTCGTCACTCATCGGAACCACCGTCCTCCAGCGGTGCGTCTGAGTAGAGGACGAGAAGCACGTCCTCTCCGATACCTTTGAATACCGGCTGTCCGGCGTTCAGGTGGTCCAGGTCAAACTGGCTCAGTTCTATCCGGTGTTCCTCTACGTCGGTCGCGTCACTCATCCAGCGTCACCTCCTGCATCTCTACGCCCGCGCCGTCTCCGAACGCGGCCTTCATCTTCTCGTCCATCTCGTCCTCCAGGTCCTCCAGTTCCTCGTCGTTAAGCCGGGCGCACGCGCCGGACGCGAGGATGGTGAGCGCGACGTTCTGGTGCATCAGTTCCATCTGCCTCGGTGCGGGGGAGAACCGCCACGTCCAGAACGCGCTCGCAAGAGCCGCGCCTGCCGTGAACGCTATCCCCAGCGTCAGTAGGTCTGTCATATCTGGTGTCGTCCTCCGTTTCGCCGGACCTCACCCGGCTCGTCAGGGGCCTCCGCGAGTATGGCCCGACGGGGAGCCGCACCCCGCGCCTACCGCCTCCGTTCCTCGACCTCCCGGTCCGCCTCCCGGACCAGCGCCTCGTCTCGCTCGTAGCGCGCCTGTGTCGCCTCGCCCTGGACCTCCACGTACTTCCGGTATGCCCAGGCCAGCGCCCACGTAGACAGCCCCACGGCGATGATGAGGGCCAGCGCGATGAAGACTATTTTAGCCGCCATAGCCCTTCACCTCGCTGAACGGGAGGCAGGAGATGCCGCCCGTCCCGCCGACCGCTACGTCGTTCGCGTCGTCCCGGTAGACGTAGCAGACGACCTCCCGCTGACGGTCTACGATGACCGTGACGCCTTCCTGTACGTCACCGTCCGAGACGAGGGAGCCGTCCGGGACGCCGCCGTCCGGCTGAGGCGTCTCCGTCCCCTCGCCTTCCTCCGCGGCGCACCCGGCCAGGGCCGCCAGGAGGACGACTGCGGCCAGGAGGTAGGCGCGCTTAGTCATCGGCGTTGGTCACCGTGCTGTTGCCCTGTGAGGACGCTTCCAGGAGGACGGGAGCGCCGCCGTCGTCCGGGACCACGTAGATAGTCTCGCCGTTCCGTAGCGCGTCGATGTAGCGGTCCTTCAGGACTATCTCGTTCTCGCGGAGCGCCTCACCTTTGATGCGGATAACGTCCGCGTCGGCCTCCGCCTGGATGCGCTTCTGCTCCGCCTTCGCTTCCTCCTGCTTGACCTTCTGCTTCTCCACCTCTACCTGCTGTTTGGCCTGTTCCTTCTCGTCCAGCGTCTCGTCAATCTCGTCCGGGAGGTCGATGTTACGAATCTGGACGGCCTCCAGGATGATGGGCTGTCCCTCGAACTCGTCCCGGAGCGCCTCGATAGCCGTCCGCTCCAGCGCGGCGCGGCCTTCCTGCGTGTAGATACTGCCGGGGCCGGTCGTCTGGAGGCTACTCGCCTCGTCCCGGAGTTGCGTGCGGATGGTCGGGCGGATGAGCCGCTGTTCCATCTGCTTCTCGTTGTTCCACTCGGATACGAACTGGTCCGCCCGCTCCGGGTCGATGCGGTAGCGGACCGTGATGTCCACCTTCACCGTAGACCCGTTCACCGTCTTGACCGCTACGGCGTCCGCTTCCTTCTTGTTGCCCTCACCGATGTCCTGCGCCATCGTGTAGGTCCGGGGCCGCGTCTCGACGTTCTGGATAGACTGCGCCACCGGGATTTTGAACGTGGCTCCGGGGGAGTCGATGGTCCCCGTGACCGCCCCCCACTCTTTCTCCACGCCAGCGTGTCCCTCCGGGACCTGGTGGTAGGCCATCACACCGCCGATGAGCGCCAGGACCACGATAGGGACGAGCGCGAGAGAGGCCACGCGGCCCCAGGAGATGTCCGGCTCCGCGCTCATGCTTCCACCTCGTCGTCCGCGGCGATGAGCCAGCGGATGTGGTGGGACAGTTCACGCCGCCCGCGGGCCGTAACCCGGTACTCGTTCGTCCGCTTGTCCCGCTCCGACTTCGAGATAAGCCCCTTCTGGACCAGCGTGTCCAGGTTCGGGTAGAGCCGCCCGTGGTTGACCTCCTCGCCGTAGAGGTCCTCCAGTTCCGCCTTCAGGCGGAGGCCCTTCGCGCCGTCGTTCTTCGCCGTGACGACCAGGAGGTCCCGCTGGAACGCGGTGAGGTCGTGAAGCGGTCCGGCCTCAGTCATCGTCCTCGTCCTCCTGCTCCGCGTCCTCGGCTCCCGTCGGGTAGTCCACCGGGTTGCCGTCCTCGTCCTCCCACTCGCCCGGCTTCCGCGTGAGCCGGGACTCCGGGAACGAGTAGACCGGGACGCCGCGGTCCCCGACCTGAAAGGCCAGGTACTCCGGCGTCCAGCGCCGCCACGCCTCCCCGAACGCGCCGTCCAGGGCGTTCCGGTACGCCGCGAACAGAACGTTGTCGTCCTCGGGGTAGTTCGGGTTCAGTTCCGCGACCGTCTCCCCCGCGGCGGCGACCGTGTGGTCGGATGCGCGCTTCTCGGTGTCGGCTACCACCACGAGGGTCCCGGAGTCCTCCCGGTCCTCCGCGAAGTAGCCTGCGTACAGGTGGTTCTCTGCCTCGGTTCCGTCGTCCGTGTCGTTGGTGTCGTCTGTCATCGTTCTGAGTCCGCTATCTTGTTCGTACAGTTCCCGCAGACCTCGCCCTCGCCCCACTCGGAGAACGGCCCGTATGCGCGGACCGTCCCGCAGATGGAGGCGACGGGTTCATCGGTCGTTCCGTCCACCAGAGTCGCCCGGCGCACGTCCTCCCCGCGGAAGATGTGAGCCTTCAGGTCCCCCGGTGGGCTGTTCACGTAGTAGTCCGGTCCCTCAGGCATCGTCGGGAGCCTCCTCGTAGGACACGTCCATGTCCTCCTGGTTCTCCGCTACGGAGTCCGCGGCCTTCGAGACGGTGACGCGCTCGCCGTCCGACTCGTCCGGCCCCTTCCGGTCCGTCTTGCCCTTCGGCTTCGCCTTCACGCGGACGGAGGCGATGTTGCCGCCGTACTCGACGCCTATCTCCCCCTCGTGGAGGCCGTAGCCCTGCTCGTCCATCTCCCGGAGGCGCTTGATGAACGGCTCGAACTCGCCGCCGCCCACGCCGTCCTGCCGGGCCTGGGCCTGCGCCAGCCGGTTGACGGCTTCCTTCAGCGTCTCTACCTCCTGGAGCAGTCCCTCCCCGACGCTGTTCTGGAGACGGTCCTCCATCTCAGCCTCGGTCACAGCCTGCTCGCGGAGGTTGTCCGCCGCCCGCTCTACGTCCCGGAGCCGGGAGACGATGCCCGTGAGGGCGTCCGTGAGCGCCTCTCCGGTGTCAACCTCCGGGTCGTCCAGCCCGAGGTCCGTGCGGATGGCGGAGGGGTTCGGTTCCTCCGCCGTCTCCGCCGGGTCCGCGTCGGGGTTCTCCGGGACCGGAGCGGAGGTGGAGGTGTCCTCGGGGAGGTCCCCGTTCGACGCCAGTTCCTCCCGCCCACGGGCCGCGAGCCAGTACTCCATCGGCTTCCACTGCGTGTCCCGCTTCCGCCGGTCTACGTAGTGGTCCCCGTAGAGCGTAGCCGTGTGGCTCGTGAGGTTCGCCCACTCCCGGCTGGAGTCCTCGTGGGCCGCCGGGCGCTTCTCCTCGGGCATCACCTCCCATATCTCCGCGCACGTCATCGGCGCGTCCCCCTCCGCGAGGGCCTTCAGGACGTGGTACTTGATGCTACTCGGTTTCATCGTCGTCCTCCCCCGTCTCCGGGTGGATGCCGCTCGTTGCGCCCGCCTCCGCGTCCTCCGTCTCCTGCTCGAACAGGAGGTGGACCGTGAGGTAGCCGCCCTGGGCGTGGAAGGCGTAGTCGTCCGCGTCGTGCTGTTCCGCGAGGTCCGCCGCTCGCTGATGGGCCTCGCTCCGTTCGTCCTCGGGTATCTCGTCCAGTAGGTTCATGCTCGGTTGTCCTCCGGGAACGGGGAGAAGTCGGGGATGCGCCGTGTGTCCGTTCCCAGCCACTCCAGCGCCGCGTTCACCCAGTCCTCCCGCTCCATCCCGTTGTCGGGAGCCGGGTCCTCGTCGGACCCGTGGGCGAACTGCCCCCACTCCGGGCCGCGCTCCAACTCCACGAGGATGCCCGTGTCTCCCCAGCCGTCCGGGGACTCGCTCGGGCCTTTGTACCACATCGTGTCGAAGGCGCGGACCGGCCACGGTTCGTCCGGCTCCCCGATGCCCCGCGGGTCGATGACGTAGGCCGCCTCGTGGTGGAGGAAGTTGACGCCTTCCGCCGCCCACGTCTCCAGGTCCGGGAACGAGTCGTAGGGGCCTTCCGCTACGTCTCCCACCCGGTCCCCGCCGAGGTTCTCGTAGTCGAACACCTCGCGGGAGCGTTCCTCGGACGTGAGGGACTCCAGGAGCCGCTGGCGGTCCGCGTCCTCTCCGGGCGCTCCGTAGGGCCGCTCGCGGTCGAAGGTCGTCTGGAAGGCCAGCCGCGCCTCCAGCGCGCCCCAATGCGAGTAGTGGGCCTGTACGGTGTCGTCCTCCCGGACGTAGGCCACCGACGCTCGGTGTCCCATTACGCCGCACCTCCCTCCGCGCTCTCAGCCTCTCGCACGAGGGTCTTGAGGCGGGCCTTATCGTCGCGGGCCTGGGCGACGGCCTCCCCGATGGAGTCCCGCCGCGCCTCTATGTCCTCCAGTACGTCCTCGCCTTCGAGGTCCTCCTGCCCTTCCAGGTCCTCCGCCAGCGCGCCCAGCACGTCGTCCTCCATCCGCGGCGGGGAGAACAACTGCTTGTTGGCTCGCTTGACGTAGGTACGGACGGCGCTACTGTCGTCCTTCCCGTGGAAGTCGTGGGTAAGGGCGGACGCCATCGCGGCGTAGACCTCCCACCCGGAGAGGCTGGCCGTCTCCTGTGAGGCGACCGGCGGGAGGTACGCCATCGCGCCTCCTGTCTGCCCCTCCGCGTCTCCGTCGTTCTCCGCGAGGTACTCCGTCCCGTCGAAGGCGTACACCAGATACTCCTTCGGGGTCATCGGGACCTCGGAGAAGTCGATGACGTACTGCTGGGCGTCGTAGATGACCTCCGCGAGGGTATCTACGGCGTCCTCGGCCTGGTCCAGGATGCTGTCCCACCAGTCCGCTACGTCAGCGCCCGCGGAGCCGGTGTGTCTCCGGGTCCGCTTCTCGCTCAGACCGCGCATGACCCGGTTCGCATCCGTGTCGTACGCGATGATGACGGCGTAGAGCGACTTACCGCCGAAGTAGTCGTGGCCCGTCTGGACCCCGAGGACTATCTCGTCGTCCTCCCCGGCGCGGAGGTCCGTGAACCAGAGGTCTGCGTGGACCTCTCCGCCCTCGCGGAAGATGCGGAACTGCCCGTTCACGCTCTCGTGATAGTCACGGGACCGGAGCCGGGCCATGAGCGGCCCGTACTTGTCCATCGGCGTGACCGGCGTGTAGGAGGTGGTCGGGATGTACCAGAGACGCCCGTTCGCCGGGTTGACGTTGGCCTGGTGCTGTGGCGTCTCCGTCCACTCGTTCTCCGAGGTGGGGTCGTCATAGGCGACGGCCCGCGCCTCGATGCTATACTCGTCCTGAAGGACGCCTACTGCGTCCTTCAACGTCGTCGTGTCCCCGCTGGAGACTCCGTAGAGGGTCCTCAGGTAGTCGCTGTACGCGACTGACCCGGAGACGCCTCCGACCCCAGCGAAGGTGTGGGTTTTCCACGGCTCTGTCATAGTCGGCCCGCGGCTGGTGTCTCTGCGCCGCGGTGATAGCCTCTACTCAGCCGGGGGATAAGTAATTTTCCCCGGACTAATAACCGCGGATAGACCCTGGTAGACGGCCTGTACGAGCCGTCTCCGGCGTAATGGG